CTACACACATTTTCTTCTATATTCTATGATTTTGTTGTCGGTGCTAACGATTTTTTCAATGTCGGCAAACGACTTTTCGGGTGTAACATGTGTATACAAGTCCATTGTCATTTTCAGTGTTGCATGACCCAAATATGATTGAACGACTTTCGGCTCTATGCCTGACTCAAAACATCTTGTCGCAAACGTATGTCTGAATGTGTGACCGCTAAAAAACGGAAATTCATTGTCACTGCTTCTTGTGTCATTTATCCGTCTTACAACCGAACGTATAGAGTCGCTATATATAACCGAATTAATCGGTGTATTGAACCTTGTAACAAACAAATATTCGTTCTGCTCTTTGGGTCTGCGTGCTGAAACTATCTTTTTAAGCTCAAATTGTTTCGTCAGATATTCCCTGCACACACTATTAATTGGTACGTGTCGGTAACTCTGTTTGGTTTTTGGTGGCTCAACATGAAATGTCTTGCCTTTATCTTCGAGGTATTTCTGATACACAAGTGTCTTATTAACATCAATATATCCCTCGTCCATATGTATATCTGCAATCGTGAGCGCAAACAGTTCTCCTGGGCGCAAGCCTGTATTAACTGCCACATTATACATGTTGTCGTAAAAAGTGCCTTTGCACGCTTCAAAAAATTCGCTCTGTTGCTCTACCGTCAATGCAAATGCATTAACTTCCTTGTCTGCCCTCAACTTTACACCTTTCGCTGGATTCTTAATCATCAGGTCATCTTCCATAGCTCTACTAAACATGTCATTTAAAATAACCTTGATTTTGCTCTGCCTCTCATACTTATAATTATCGTCAGAAGCTTTGTCGATAAGTAACTGCACATCTGACTTGCGAATAGATGTTATTTCGTGGTTTCCTAAGTATGGTGAAATGTTCTTTTTATATATATGCGTGTACTCCCTAATGGTATTGGGGCGCACTCTCTTTTTCTTGTATACATTCATCCACCTGTCAAACCACACATCAAGGGTAATGCTGTCTCTAACACTTGTGAATTGTTGATTGTCGGTCACTGCTTTGCTAAGCTCCTTTCGCAGTTCCGACAACTTGCTATTGTAGATTGTCTTGTTCTTGCCGAACCTATCTTTGTATCTGCCCTGATAAAGTCCGTCCTTGCGCTGGGTTATTCCGACTCCCAGCTCTTTTCCTCTCAAATCCTTTCCCATACTGATTTATGGCTCCTTTCAAAATTAAAAGCCATTATATGATAATTTCTATATTACTACATAATGGCTTATAATTCAATATATCTATATGCTATCTGTCTTTTCGAGATATTTCTCAAACTCCTTGCGCTTGACTAATCGCTTGCCTCTTCCAACAAAAAGTACAAAAGGGCATGAGGGATTATTAAGCATTTCATTGATTCTGTTAATTCCGATATTACTGTATTCCGCAGCCTCATCAATTGTCAGCGTTACTTTTTCCCATATTGGCACTTTGTTAATCATTGCCTGACTCCTTTCTATCTTTTCTTTAATGTCTGCCACTCTCCGGGAAGTGGTTGTTTTTGAAATTAATAATCTCTGCGATACCTCTTCAAGGCTTTTGTCAGCAACTAGCAATTTAAAAACTTCCGCTTCTTCATCGGTGAAATTGGCATTTTTCATAATTTCTTCAAGTTCCGGCTTAGTAAGTTTTGAAAACTTCATAAGCCTATCTCCTATTCTTCGGTTTTGTTTGCACTGTGTATACAAGTATTCGAGTATCGGCATGAACTGTTACACGGCTTGTTGCCCTTGTATACACATTGTCTTTCAATTGGCTCTATATCACTTATAGTTCTGCTATTCATCTGCGCTCCCATCTCCTTGCTTGATATTCAAATTCTTAAACATGGCACACATAACATCTACAACTATACTGTTTCCAAACTGCTTGTATAACTGCGTGTTACTGTTTACTGCTGCCATTTTGGATATGTCCTCGTCTGATACTCCCATAAGCCTGCCACATTCTCTCGGTGTTAGCTTTCTGATGCGATATTGTGTAGCAATATGGTTATTTGCATATCCGTGTGCGCCAGCTACAAGATTAGCTGATATGCCGTTATCAGAAATAACTGTACCACATTGGGAACCATTGCTTGATATTTGACCGACTTTTTGGATATTATTTTCAAGCAACAAATTATCTTTCTGCACACTCGTCAAGCAATTACTTGTACCTTGCATATTTACCTCTAATCTCTGTTCTGTCGGACTTCCCACAGTTCTATCTGACGGATTATCAGGATTTCTACCGCGCATAGCAACTATCTGACTTTCACACACTTTAATCTGTTGTGTACCGCCACCCTCAACTGTTGTAATGTTGGGGCAAAGTGCATTTTCATCATATACTGTGTTTGATTGGTGCTTGCCTGTGCCATTATCCATAAATCCTAATTGCCTTGCTTCAAGAATTTTCGGTTCTTGACTGCCACCTTGCATTGTACTCAATGTCGGACTACACCCCCCCCACATCATAAATTCTGTTGGTACTCTCAAATTTTGCTTCAAGAGAGCCTATTACATTTACATCTGCCATAATTACTCCTAAATCGTGGTTTTCAGCCTTTACGCATCTTGCAATCGGATATACGCCTCTTTGAAAATCATCTGAAACTCCAGTGTATATACTACCTAATATTTCCATTCAATCACTCCATTCATTCCGTAGTTATTTGGTCCTTTGTAATCTCTTGACATAATCGCTGCGGAAACATCAATCACGGATGCCGTAGGCTCTATGTTTTTATCCACCATTCCTTTTAACAACAAGGTTTCCATCTGACCGCAAGTTTGATATTCCGCAGTCATATCTTGCCTTGATACAGTTTGCAACTTCTCTTTGCTGCGGCTTATTGATTGTTCCGTCAACGCAAGTCTGTCTGCCTGTCTGTCTGTCTGTCTGTCTGTCAAAATTTCTCCACATTTCGGGCAGCACAAGTACTGCTCTTCCAAATTTTCAAAATACTGCTTCATGATAGGTTTCTTTGGGATTTGCTTTTCTATTGCTGATATTGCAAATCTAATTGCTTCTAAAACGTTGTAATCAGGGTATGGCTTCCATCTTTCTTTTAGATACTCAAAATGCATTCGCAAAAATTCAATTGCCTTTTTCGCTGTCATATTATCCCTCACTTTCCAATAGCTCCGAATTGTCAAATCTGTTACCATTAACTTCAATTGTGCTTCCATAGCATTCTTCAAACTCAGATTTGTGACCGTCTGCATCTTCAACATTCCAACACATATCCTCTTGATTCCAGATAATCTCGTAAAAAGCTCTTTCGTCAGAATCCCATACAATATCATTTTCATAAATTAGCTTGCCATTCTTGTCTTGCGAACCTATGCATCGGCAGATTGTGGATGTGTCTATTTCAATAGCATATAAATCAGATGCATAACTTGGAACTATATAGTATTTTTCTTTTCCTGTATGTCCATATCTTATAATGTAGCCAACAACCCATTCTCCGTCACTAATCTTCTTTGCCTTGGATAAATATCTATCTTCCATTTTCTCCACCTCTCAATTCTTTCAGTTTTGCTTTGGCTTTTTCTTTTGTGGAAAAATACTTGCAATTTTCCTTATCAATATCCTCAATCTCGTATATCGCAAGCTCTCTTATAGGTCTTTTCATAACCATTGCATACTTAGGATTGTTTATATCAATAATGAAATACACATCTTTGCAAGGTAATTTAACAAGTCTATCTTGTTCCTCTAAGTTCTCATAATTGACAAGTTTTTTAACCATATCTTCAACAATTCCGCAATCGCAGTCCTTGGTAATGCACCCAATGCAATGCGTGCTATATGGAATTATTCTTCCTGTGTGAGAAATTTCTCCATAGTTTCTATTCGTTAATCTCTCCATTACTGCTCCTTTCCGGAAGTTTGGCTAGTTTCCATGGTGTGCACCTATCGCCACTCCACGATGTTGTTCCATTGCTCCAAGCATAAACTATCCCATTCTCATATTTCGCAAAATATCTTTTAATCCACTTGTAGTCGCCGTTATCTGTTACCAGTATCGGTGTGTCAACTGCAACTTTTGACCAGTCAACAGGCGGTTCAACATATTCGCTATTCGCCCACTTTTCTCTTGCAGAGGTGCAAGAGTCAGGATTACTAAGACCAAATAAACAATCTTTACACGTTAATTTATAGCACGCTGTCGGTTCTAATGTTGCTTTGTTAACTGCTATTTTGCTACCGCCACAAGCAATATCTAAAATCTGTTCTGCAAACTTCTCTCTATTTGTCATTGTTTGATACTCCTTTCCCATAATCCGGCATATGCTTAAACCTCTCATATGCCTTATCGTCTCTGTACTTTTCCATGTAGGCTTTTGTCTATCGTCTCTCATCTGCTTTATGTGAGCATTTTGAGTACTGTCGTTATCCCATGCGTAAGTCATTAATCAATCACCTTTATGTACCTTTCATCAACGTAATTAACTCCATCAGCAAGGCATTGCGCCACCTTTGGTAATGTCAGACCGAATTGATTAAATTTATACAACGTGTCGATTAAGTCCCTAAATTCTGCGATAAACTCTTTGATTTCTCTAACTGACAATTTAAACATCAATTTAAGTGCCGTACATGCTAAAACTATGTAGCTGTATGCCGTGTCATTTAAAAGCTGTCTCGTGTCGTTTATCGTAAGTGGATTATTCCTTTGGTAAATCCTAATCAACTGTTGCATTGGGATTAAATTAATCTCTTTCTGCACATCAATGCCGTATCTAACTTTCAAAAGTTCAGCAAGTGTTTCAGTTTTCATTTCATTTTCGGTCTGTGCCCTTTCAAGGTACTCATTTATGGTTCTTTCAAGCCTTACAATGCGCTTATTACCAAATCCATGATGTAAATACAGTACATAGTAGCCTAAATCCATAAAGTCTGTGAAAGACCGCCTTACGAGCTTTCTACGGTTATTGCTGTTTTTCAGCGTAACTCTCTCTGATTTTGTCCATGTAAAATCCGGCTCTTTGTGCTTTTTCTTTGGTTTCAGTTTGTTGCTCATATTTTTTCATTCTTTCTTCAAGTTCTCGTTTTGCCCTGATAAAACAGGCTTCTGTAGTTTCTTCTGCGACTTTTACAAGCTCTTTACCGCGCCACCGGATAGTTATTTTTGCTTCCTTGCTATTTGTTTTGTAAATCATTTGCAAGTCATATCTCCTTTGCAGTGGCCGGTAAAAATCGTAAAAATCTTTCAAGGTGTCCATTGTGGACTCCTTTCTTTCATTTTCTGTCGTGCTATGTTTGCTTTTTCACAAGTCGCGTTCTTAACGTTCTTCTGATAGTGCATTTCACAGACCTTATATCCGGGCTTCACCGGATTGTCACAGAAAAAACATAGTCCTTGTTCATATCTGCCTGTCCTTTCGGGCATTTTAACATGTGCTCTTCTCATTGTTTCCCGACAAAATGTGCAAGTGGTATGTCCTGGGTCTGCTTTTCTTTTACGACAGCGTGTGCATATGCCATTTTCCTTGTCTTTTTCATATCGTGCTTTCCGCCATGCTTTTTGTCGTTCGTTGTATTTTTTGACATCAGTGGCACGTATCTTTGACATGGCTTCGGCTGATTTTGCCCTACACTCGATACAGCTTTTTTCGTCACCATACAGCAAATTCTTACCACATCTAGGGCAAACACCAACTGCCTGTAATTTTTTATAAAGTTCTCTGCCATATGCTGTACGTTTGCTGTTACATGCCGTACAAACCACGCCTTCTCTGTCAAGCGGTTTCCCGCAATGCACACAAAGGTTACTGGCTTTCCGCTCCTCATATCTCCGTCTGGAATACTTATCTTTTATCATTTTTCGCTAGGAGTAAAGCCAGCTTTAATTGTGCGCACAAACCTCTTTACCTCCTATCTTTTCATCTGCTCGATACGTTCCTTAATTTCTTTTGGCATTGGAATACCTTTAATTGGCTTATTTTGGCTTTTATTATCTTCTAACGATAATTTTATCGCCTCACGATTTTTAGTGCCAATTTGAGCCGAGTACGAGCTTCTATTGGTGTTTTCAATCAATGTCTTTATATCCTTTGGCATTTTTTGATATTCCTTTGCTCGATTAACAACTACCCTATAAGTCCTCATAAAGTTCGACTGCACTACGTTTTCAATGCTCTTGCTGTCTGTCAGCGCCCAATTCCGCAAGTTATCTGGACTCCCGACAGCCTTTTGCACGAGTGGTGGTAACTTGTTAAATTCTTCAACTGCACCATAATAGCCATTTCGTATTGCCCTGCTAACAAGGAACCATGCTTCCATCTCGTTTAGTTCCTGTGGATTCTGAATGGTGTATATTGTATTTATCAACTGCCCTATGCTTGGTGCAAAACCACTTGTATCGGATGTTATGTAGGCTCTCAAACCCATTTGCACAACGTTGTAATCCATATCCTTAAGCATCGTATACCACGTATCAACTGCCACTGTTTTATCCGGTGGTTTAAAATTCGGATATGCCGACTGGATAACCATTAAGAGTTTAATTGTTTCATCTCTTGTCATTAAGCATTTCTCCATTCATCAAACACATTTTCTTTATTTTCCTGTTTTCGACTTCTTTCCCAGGTCCGGACTGCTGCTTTCCAGTCTTTCATTTTGTTTTTGCCAATCATCCAGCCTTTGGATTCGTAAAAATCAATAAACGATTGAGCATCAATGTTATTGCTTCTCTCAATGCAGTACTGCTCGACTTCTTCAACGCTTGGGGGAATAAAGCGTTTTGCCTTTTCCCCTCTCACACTCTCCCCTTTACTATCCTTAACTATACTATTCTTATCTATACTTACCTTACCTATACTATCCTTACCTACGGATACATCTTGTATACACTTTGTATACATCTTGCTTTCATCAAGGGTGTATGCTTTATTTTTCTTGACTCCAAGCATGGATTTTTCGTCTACATAATCAGTAGGTCTGTATCTGTCGGACTGTATGTAATTGTGCATTTTCCAGTGCTTAATAACGATAATTCCGCTTTCAAATAAGATTACAAACGATTTTGCAACCAACAGTTTAAAATCATCATCACTCGCACCGCACATTCGCTGTATTTTCTTGGGATTATTAACAAATCCATCATCGTCAGCATTCATGGATAGGTGAAAGTAAAGCATTTGAGTACTGCTCGGCATATCGAGAAAAGCATCACTTTCAGTTATTTTCTTAGCAAACATTCTACGTTCTGCCATTTAATTAATCTCCTATCTTCTTCAAGTTTCGATTGATGTATTTTAATCTTTTCCCTCGTGGTTTATATTGTTATACCTTTTTCTCAACGTGTTCTGCACCTTATTCATTCCCTTAATGCCACCAACAATAAAAGCTATCTCTGCTCTATTTTCCGTTGCCTTTGTTTCTGCCTCCATGTCGTGCAGTCCGTATTCAACCTGAATAATTTCATTTGCAGTAATTCTTTTCAGAATTTCTTCACATTTCTTTTTACTCAAAATCTTCATTCTGAATCACCTACTTTCAATAAATCCATAAACTTCTCATACTGTTTCTGCGATACCTTGTTATGCTCTTTTTCGGGCTTTAAGCAGATTATAAGATGTTTTTCTGCGATAGAGGATAATTCCCTTGCTAACACCTTTTTGCCTTGCTGTATGCCTTGCATATAGCCTTTAGGTGCTTTTCTTTCTCCTATTGAACCACTAGCACGATTTTCTCCTTGACCGCCTAAACTGACATTCCTAAGCTGATAACCTTTATCGGCATATAGCTTGATGTAATACTTCTCTTTTTCGTCAAGCTGGCTTTCGGGGAAATTCAGAAATTCAACTCGCCAACCATAAGGATTTTTCTCTTTGTCGTACAGCTTGTGTTTGCGTAAACTAAGGTCTATGTGCTGTTCATAGCCTACAAGGTGGCTTGCCAATCTGCTAAGTGTATGTACCGCCTGTCCGATATACGCATACTTAAATCCGTTTTCATCTTCTCGGAGTAAGAAATATATTCCGCTTTTGTCATTCAGCTTTGGGTTCAGCTTCAACAGTCGCTTTTTGTTTTCCTGTTCTATTGCCTTGGCTCTTGCTATGTTTTGATAACTCAAGTGTTACCACCTGCCTTTACTATCTCGATTGCCTTGTCAATTTCAATCGCTGCTCTTTCCCCCATCATACTTCCATCCTCTCTGTAGTTCGGATTCTTTTCTTTCTCTAACCGTTCCACAACCTTATCCACATCATAAGCGGTCGGTTGTTCATCAATGATAGTTTCAAATATTTCAGATAAAGCCTTACTGATATAATTTCTTTTGTGAATATCCTCAATTAGTTTATCTGCGTCTACCAATCTCATTCTTCATCACTCCTATTCCTTTACAAAATAAAATGTAATGCACAAAATAAAACATCTAAAAATCCAAATAAGATTGACAATGCAAGCCGTACAATGTCTTTCTTGATATTAAACTTGTCGCATTTTAACGCAAAAATCCAACTTAAAGCCGCAAATACAAACGCTAGTAATAAAAACACGGTATCATTCCTTTCTTTATATGAAATCGGTTATGCTCATCTGGTTATCTTTCTCAAACACAAGCATTTCTTTCTTTGCAATTTCAAAATAATGTGGGTCTAATTCAATTCCGATAAATTTTCTATCTGCTTTTATACAAGCAATTCCTGTGCTTCCTATCCCCATAAAAGGGTCTAAAACAACTTGCCCTTTATCCGAAGAATTTTCAATCAATATTTTCATTAGTTCAACAGGTTTTTCTGTGTCATGTAGATTATTCCCACTTGTATCCTTTTTCTTTTTATTTGGGATAGACAATATATCACTTGTTCCGCAGTTGTTTATTTTTACTCCTTTCCCTTTTCGGAAAAACAAAATGTATTCAAATTGTGACATATAATATTGGCCCATTATTTTGTTTCCCTTATCCCATATCAACGATTTAATAAAATGGAATCCATAAGTTTTAAGCCCTTGCTCTTTTTCCTTATCGGTTCTTAAATCAGTAAAAGCGTTTAGCATGTGTATAAGATTGACATGATTAGTCATAACATAACAATGGCTACCATCTTTAAGTATTCTGTAAAACTCTGATGCATATTCCGAGCAGTCAATGTTATTGTGCGTAAATACTATTCCTTTTTTATTTATTTCCTTTTGCAACATTCCACCACTGTTTCCAGCACTTCCTCTCGATGTTGTTGGATATGGTGGGTCTGTCGCTATTAAGTCAATGCTTTCGTTTGGAATCTTCTTAATAATGTTTAAGCAATCATCATTAAAAATATTTACATTCCTCTGTTTCATTTTTCAATCGGAGTAAAGCCGGCTTTAATTGTGCGCACAAACCTCTTTCCTCCTTTCATAATATTTAATTGTTTTGTTATCTTTAGTGAATTAGTTAAATGGTAATTCCTCGTCAATACCATCAGGAATTGACATAAAGCTATCATCGGGTTTTGGCTGTGGCTCTGCACTGCTGCCACTTGAATTTTTACTTTCGCAAAATTCCAACTTAGATATGTTGCAATCGTTAGTGCAGACTGTGTTTCCGTCTCTATTCTTGTAACTGCCTGTAGTCCACTCACCGATAACTGCTATCTTTGAACCTTTGAATACGTGCTTTTCTACTGTTTCAGCAATCTTGCCAAAAGCCACGCAGTTAATAAAATTTGCCTTATCGTCTTTCTTCTTAAAATTCTTGTCAACGGCAAGTGTAAATCTTGCTATTGCCATTGCATTTTCACCCTGTGAATATCTAATGTCTGGGTCCCTAGTCAATCGGCCCATTAATGCCACAAAATTCATCTATTTTTCCTCACTTTCTATATCAATAATTTCTTTGCATTTAACAATTTCAAAATCTCTATCCCAAGAAGAACAACCGCTTTCAGCCTGTTTTGCTGTTCTGTATGTTTTAATTGCCGTGTCTTTCAATTCATCAACTTTGACAAAATGAAATTCTCTTGATAATCCGCACCATATTTCAGTACGATTTCGTCTCATAACGACATACCTTGTTCTTTCTATTCTCAAAACGGACATTCATCTCCTTTCCTTAAAATCCAACTCTTACCCTGTTCCGCAACGTCCACATTCGCCCCATTTACGGCATTTTTCATCTTGGCAATAAAACTATCCTTATCGGCATTTTCGCTTGATAGATGGCACATTATGACATTCTGCAAGCTGTCTGAATCGTTAGCCTTGACAAAATCGCAAGCTGTATCAATGGATAAGTGACCTCTGAAAACGTGATTGGCTTTCGGATTGTCGGTGTCAACTAAATCCTTGTCATAATTCACACCTAAGAGAATGTGATTTATGTCTTTAAACTTCCACTTGACAACCTCACAATCGGTAATATAAAGCATTCTCCCCATTTCCTTGTGAGCAATCAGAAAACCAAATATCGGGCAAGGTTCGCCATTTGCATTGGTGTGTGTCCATCTGCCGTCTATCGTTGTTAAATCAAAAGGTTTTACTGTAAATCCGCCCATATTCATTGACATATAATCAATCTTCAAATATGGTGCATAAATCGGTATTCCCATTGATTTAAAATCTTTTAATGACTTGCTGTGGTCTAGAGGTGGGTGTGACTTATAATCACACCCTTTATCCCCCTTATGTTCCAATCTAAGCCTTTTTTAATCTCCTTAATCGGTATTCCACAATCAAGGATAAGTACTTCTCCACTGTTGGAAGTTAGCAGATAGCAATTTCCGGCTGATGATGAGCCTAAGCAAGTTAATTTCATACTTCCACCTCGTCATCTTTCGGGAACTGAAAATAATTCTGCAAACGGCTTACGAATGAAGTGCCTTTTTCAGTATTTATTATTGTTTTAAGAAAGTTAACACCCTCATTATGTTCTCTAAGCATTTCCATAGCCTTAATTGCCTTTGCTTCGGTGGAATAAGTTGCAATAAGACTGTTCATAAACACTTCCGGTGGCTCTGCGACATTTTTAACTGCAACAATTCCAAAATTCCCACCGCCACTATTTAATATTGAAAAAACAAAATTTTCATATGGAACATCTATTGTTCCGTCCTGTGATATTACTCTCATATTAATTCTCCTCGCTCTGCATGAATGGTGGTAGTTCTTCTGACTGCTTGTCGGCTGTGTCGGTTGCCGTAGAGTCAACTACATCTGCCTTATCTTCTATAAACTCAACAGTATTAGCATTTTCAGCAATTTCATCCTGTGCAACTTGATACACCTCGTCCATTTCAACCTGTGCCTGTCGTGCCATTGGGTCATAGTTCTTAGGATATTTCCTTGTTGCATTGTTACACATTTTTCTCTGTATCATGCTCTCCGGAGTATCAAGCCAAGCACCACTTATAAAAGGTCTTGCATGCTCGCATTTGAGCATTTCATCTACTGTCTTGCACGCTCTTAAGGCATTAAGTATCTCGTCTTTCTTAGCCTTGATTTCTGCTTTCTGCTTTGGCGTGGCGTGGTATCTATCCTCGCAAATACCAAAAGTCTCATTCATTAGGTTTTGCTTAACATGTGCTAAAAGATTTACCTTAACGCTGTCTCTATCGGCAGAAAGATATGTTACTGTTCCGTCTAATAGCTTAACAGGATATACAACTCTTACCGCTTTATCAGATAATCCGCTTTCTTCCCACTCCGGCTCTGTAACTTTAAGTCCTTTATGCTTAGGTGGTATGTACTTGTCACCCTCTTTAATTACCCAATATGGATATACCTGTTTAACATCTTTTCCATAGTTAGCAAGCAAAGAGTCATAACCTGTACCCTCGATTCCCATTTCAACCTGTTTCTGCCATACATCCTTTTTTGTCTGTGGGTCAGTTCCTATCTTTACGCTTCTTAACTGGAAGTAACATTCTCTTGGATATGCACTAGCATTTAACTTAAGACTTGCACAACGCTTAACAATGCCTCTTAAGTTACTTGTATCAAGATTACCCATATTAACCTTAGGGTCGCTCTTAACAAGATTAAATATGCTTGTCATAGCCTCCATAGCACACTCTTTTGCGTAATCGTCCATATCCATTCCAACAGCCTTATAATCATTGATGATAAGTCCTGTCATTGTATTGCTCCACTCGCTTAGGGAAGTGGTAAATGCTTTCTTTTCCGCAACTGCTGTATTCTCTGACATAATTAATCCTCCTAAATCTCATTAAATACCTGAACTGCAAACAGTTCATTAGGTGTCTGCTTGAATAAAACTCCGTCAGATATGACTGTATACATATATCCGTCATACTTAAGTTCTACAGTGTGCTTTTTGCCACCCATATAATAGTTTCTCTTCTTAATACTCATGTTGAACCTCCTATAATCCAAGTAACTTTTTGAGCATTTCTCTTGCTCTCTCGGCTTCATCTTTTATCTGTTCCTCGCTTTTATCAGCAAGTCTAATTACCATTTTGTACTCTTCCTCCGAAAGTTTCTCTTTAAGCGCACGTAAAACAGTAACTGCCTCTGCAATAACATTGCTTCTTGTACCTCTAAATGCAACTTCTCCGTCTTCTGCTTTAATCATTTCTATACCTCCATATTTTCAATCACAAGCTCTTTGTCCTGTGTATGCTTTAACAAGATTAGTTGGTTATCAATCTGTGGTATTCTCCAATCGTCAACGCTCTCTGTATCATCAATGATGATTGGGAAATTAACACTCGCCACTTTCTGAAAGGCTCTGCATATGTCAACTTCTGTCAACATTCTTGCGCCATGATTTAGGTTTCTTGCATATGCTTCACCATTGTAAACAAAGTCGCAACACTCCTCGGTATCACCATTTAAGAGCGGTCTGAAGAGCTTTGCCGTGGCAAAATTCAGATACTTATTTACATCAGCCTGTAAAAGTTCATTCTTCTTACGTGTAAACTCTTTCAGCAAGTCAAGCTTTCTTTCCCAATCGGCTATCTCCTGATTGAGGTCGGTTCTCTTTGTTTCAAGGTCAGCTATGCTATCGTCTATACGCTTGTTATTCGCCACACCAAGCTCAATCTTTGTATCAACCGATGAAACTTGTCTTAACAGTTCGTTTCGCTCGTTTTTGAGCTTTCTGATAAGTTCCGATGTATCGTTTTCATCTGCAAGAGCTTTCTCTTTTTCCTCGATTTTAGCTTTAAGTGCCTGATACTCACTGTTATCTGTCATATCAACATCAGTAGGCACTTTTCCAAGCTCTTTAGCAACGATGTCACACTTTTCTGTCAGTTCCTTAAGTTCTGCTTCAAGGTCGATTATTTCCTTTTTCTTATCCTCAATAGCCTGTTTAAGCTCCTTGCTAGCACTTGACAAAGCATTACCCTTATCCTCAAGCTCTTTAAGCTTCTTCAATTTTTTATCACTAAAATCAGTTCTCAAACTCTCTATTGTATCTTCCGGCAATCTCTGACCACACATCGGACAATTAACACTGCTTTCATCAAAGGAAAGTGCCTTTGCTTTTTTCCAATCAGCACGTACCTTTGCTAAGTCTATTGCGCAATCTCCAATCTCTCTCTCGGAGCTTTTAATGCTAGCTTTTCCAGCCCTTATCATTGACTCTGTTTTGCGGATTGAAACATTGTAGCCATCAAGCTCTAACTGTATCTCCATGCGCTTTTTCTGATTGTCGGCATTGGCTTTTCTCTCCATGTCTGAAAGCTCAAACTTAAGGTTCATAATGTCCTCTGTAGCTTTCTGTTTGTCCTTTAAAATCTTATTGTAGTCGGACAGCTTATCTTCAATTTCCTTAAGCTGTGGCTCGTAGGTTTTCTTTTGCAATTCAAGTTCCGCAAGGTCTGTATACTCATTGGTGGAATGAATTGTATCAATCCTTGTTGAGATTTCGTCTCTTTCCTTGACAAGTCCTTTTGAGCCATTCCTACCGCCTGTGCCGTTTAGCTTGCCACGACATACTTTTTTGAGCTGGTCTACATCGCCATCATCAAACATCGGCTTGAGTTCAGCAAACTGTGGAAACATATCGCAGATTTCTTCATCAGTACGTGTGCCAAAATAGCTTGCAAGTGCTAATCTCTGCTCTGCCTGTGACTTGTTAAGCAATGTCATGGCATTTAAGCAAAATGGTAATACTCCAAGTTCTGCCATGCTGTCATTGATGTACTGATTGTAGTCAGCCATTTTATACGGCACATCATTGATTGAGTAATCAGTAACACTGCCTGTAATCTCACCCTTTTTGTTGCGTTTCTGTCTTGTAACCTTTTTCAGAGTCTTTACTTTTCCGTCAATCTCAAAGGTAACAGCTCTTACAATGTCAACATCGTCAATCTCGACTCCATTTTCATCATGTGGTCTTATGCCCGTAATCTCTCTGTCATTCTCATCGTGACAATTCAGCACATCAAGAATAATTCTCTTAACTGTCGATTTGCCGACTTCATTCTGACCGGACAATACAGTTTTCATTGAAAAATCTGTGTCTAATGTGTTTTTGCCGTAGAATTTACAAAAATTCTGTGCAAAAATGTGTGTAATCCTCATTGCATTTCCTCTCTTTCTATTTGTTTATGGTTTTTAGAATCAAGTTTCCGTGTAGGCTTGATTTCTTCACTACTCTTAAGTATGAGTCTGATTCCGATACGAAAAGCCACTCGCTCGCCACGTAATGAGCCTTGTTGAGCAATAGCTTCTGCTCTCTAGTCAGTGGTTTGAGTTTGTATCTCGTATCGCCTAACTTAATTCGTCTTACATTGTCGCTCATTCAGCTTCTCCATTTCTTTATCTAGTAACGCTTGAAAGTCAAATGATTTGTCCTCGTGCCGTTTAGCTCGATATAGTTCTTGTGGGTAATCGTTAGCACTCTGACGCTTTAATTGGCTACCAATCGCAGTAGATGTCAAAATTTCCATTTCCGCTCCCTTCGTCATATACAATTCCTTGTATGCCAACAGGAGTATCAACTACAGTTCCATGTGGTAAATCATCACTTGCAATTACTACATACTCGTTTTCATCTACAACAAGTCCATGCTCATTTAGATGTCTGCCCGGTATATTAAGCCCACCTCCAGGTAGCACTCTCTGTGAGTACCACGTATAAGTGTAATCGCCATATCTGACTCGCCCTAGCTTCTTAAATCGGCTACAACTGTACTTCTTACGGCAAGTTGGAACTGTTGGCTCTACATAGGTCTGCTCAACTACAACCGGCTCATTCTGAACTACTGTCGGTTCAATCTTCCCTAGCATTACGCTATTTAAATAGGAAGTAACACCAGCTGTCAGCTCAATTTTGCTATCTGCTTTCACTGTTGGCTTTAAGGTCATAATTCCAATTATTAAAGTCGATAATATCAACATCAGCTTTCTTTTTCTCATGCGGTTCGCCCTCCTCTATGAGACATATTGCAATCAGTATCAGCCAAAAGACTGTTACGATTGCCCCAACGATAATACTCGCTGTCTTAATTCCGTATGCCACCGATAATCCAAGGAAAAATGCAAAAGCTAATGCTCCGAAAATCGAATAGCCACAGCCTGTATAGAATTTCTCCTTTAAAGTTCTTTTTCTCATTCAATCACTCTCCGTTCTGCGCAAGGAATTTATTTACAAAATAAACTTGCCCTTTGCCTGTAACTTTTGTGGTCTTTGCTTCAAGTGGTAGCCTGTCACCTCTTTCAACAGTTCGTATAACAACCTCAAACAATCCCATTTCCATTGCTTTTTGAGTCGGAGCTGTCGAGCCTTGACAAACATATCCATTTTCACGTAGCCACTTATAAAGTCGCTTCTCTCCGATTTTTACCCCATTCTGTCTTATCAATTTTGCAACATCTCTTACTAGCAATGATGTTTCACTAGCTGATACTGCGTCAGCAAAAATCTCTTTAGGCTTCATTCGAGCATTATCTTCGATTAGCTTAGTGTTATCGGACTTAAGGCTATCAATAGTCTTATTGGCTATCTTCAATGCCCTAGCCATTACCTGTTCGGGTGTGTTCCATGCTTTCTCTAAGTCAATGAGATATTGTCGGCACTGTTTACCTTTTTCAGTTCTGCTCATAAGACAGATATGCTTTGCCATATCAACTGTCATGTTGTAGTCCTGTAACTCTTTCTCACCGCCATATTGATTGCTCTGTACCTTAAGGTACGCACCTTTGTAATCCTCACCCTCAATAAAGGTATTTGAGTAAGTTTCAAACCATGCGGAAAATCTCTTGCTGACCTCGAGTGCATTATGTAGTTCTCTTGCCGATACCATTTGAGTATCAACATCAACTTTTAAAATCTCATTCATGCTTCTACCTCGCTTTCCTCTGCGTCAGACTCAAACAAGGATTCTGCAATATCGCAATCATCAGTTCCATATTTGTTGCATATTTCGTCTAGGAATATCGACTCTGCTATGTCATATTCAATTTGATTTTCTGACATGATTTCTGCGATTCGTTGTTCTCTTGCGTTCATGTTTTCTCCTTTCTGTGTTATAATCTCCTCATTAGATAATAAGGAGGTGAAACAAATGTCTCATGATGAAATTCATGATTTGGCAATCGTATATGCAAATTCAAAGTTAGCCGAATACCAAATAGACAGCCGTAGTGCCGTAATGTGTGGCAATACTGAAATGTCTGTTGAGGAAATTCAGTATCTTAAATCTGCTTATCAGTTTGCACTAAATCATCTGACTGAATAGGTGTATATCTTTCGCCTTTCAGCGCATGAGAAACAGCATTGCAAATATTAAGGTGATGTTTCTCATCATTGTTTATGGACTTCTCAATCTTTTTTAAAGTACCATCAATGCTTTTTAAAGTTTTGAGAAGTTCTTTTTCGTACTGTGATTGCATTTTTTATCTCCTTTCTCTCTAATCCACGAAACTCTCAACCGGTTCGCCAAGATAGCTTGCAATTTTAATCATGGTGTCTAATTTGGGCTTGCTTTTATCTCTCTTCCAGTCTGAAAGCAACATGGGTGAAAAGTTCAAGTCTGTTGCTACCCGGTATGATGTGATACCCTTTTTCTTCAAAATTTGCTCAAATCTTGAATATGATTGAGCATATTTCTTAGAATTATTCATTTTTTGCGCTCCTTTCCTTAAAAATATATTGATTTTATTAAGGAAATCCGTTATAATGAAACTTACCAAGACAACAAAATAACAAAATTAAAACCTAGGTTTTAAGGATTCCCTTAATCTAGGTCTAGTATATTATGGTTTTCTTTAATTGTCAAGCATTATTTTAAAGTTTTCCATAATAATTTATGAGGGATTTTTTATGTACGAATACTATCAGAAATTACTAGACGAAAAAGGCTTGAAAAATGCCGATGTTTCAAGAGCTACAGGCATTTCAAACATGACTCTATCCGACTGGAAAAGAGGAAAGAGCGAGCCAAAAACTAAGAATATGCAGAAAATTGCTGATTTTTTAGGAACTACCTTGTCGTATCTAGTTACAGGTGAAGAAAGTAACCCTATATTTGAACAATCAAATACAGATTATGACCTTTCAAATATAGACAATAAGCTCAAGGACTATGTATTTAAGTTATCTAAATTGTCGGATAAAGAGCAAGAAAGTATTATGAATTTAATAGACGTAATGTATGAAAAATACTCAAAATAAATTAAATTAATAAGAAAGGTGGTATTTTTATTATGAGTAAAACTGTTAAATGTCCTAAATGGGGTTGTGATGGTGTTGGCATACCTGTTGATACCAAGAAAAAATTCTCATTCGGCAAAGCACTTGTTGGCAACACAGTAGGTGGTCTCTTCGGACCTGTTGGTGCCGTTGTCGGTACTGCTACCGGAATTAAAGGCAAAAACGGCAAAACAAAGTTTGTGTGTTCAAAGTGTGGTAACGTTTGGGAAAAGAAAATATAACCACAAGGCAGAGTTTTTACTCTGCCTCTATTTTTCTTTTAATAAATACATACAAGTACAGTAACAGGTCTTTATCTTCCACGTTCTCAATCATTTTAATTATTTCATCCTTATATTCCATACAATGCCACCTCCGATACATCAATTATAGAACATTTGTTCTTAAACGTCAATATTAGGACGGCAGATTTTTCCACCGCCCTACCGAAACTTGAAGAGTTCTCTTATTTGAGAACATCATTACTGTAGCACTTTAAAGTGTTTTATTATGTCGAATATTGACAATAGGGATTGTAAAGAGTAAAATAGCAAAAAAGAACTAGAAGGGGGATTTTTATATGAAAAGATATAGAGAATACTGCATTAACAATCATTATGTTAATATCGGTGATTTAGATAGGCATTATCAAGGTAATATGGAAATGGTTTGTAGGTATATTGAGAGCAATTATCTCGTTGACCGCAAGACCTCGAGCTATTATGTAAATTTATACATACATGATAAGCCGTTTAAAAAGAAAGATTCTGTATTAAGTACAATAGCCATCTGCTTTTGCCTGCCACTTGTATTATGCGCACCGCTTTTTCTTGACGTAATATGTATTGTAACAGCACTGACGCTTGCTATCATTGATTTAGCTCTTAAGAGTTCAGAACAAATTCCAAGGCGCCATGTAGGTTCGATTGTTGCTATTGTGATATGTGTTCTTTCTGCTTTGGGATTGATTTTTGTAGACCATTCAAGTACTGATACCGCTAAAAGCGAAAAGAAGCCCAATGAGCAAATTGAAAGCGAGATAGAAACCGAGACAGAGGGCGATTCACCACAAGGTTATCAAAAAATTGAAGCTCGTGTCGGAGAGGGAATAACTTATCAAGACAATATAGATGTAGCTTTAACTAATTTTTATGAAAATACGAATTATGATTATGAAAAGCCTAAAAGTGGATATAAATATGTTACTTTTAGCTTTCAAGTAGTGAATAATAGTGACGAAACATTTAGTTTCTCTTACACTAATGCAACTGGATATGCCGATAACGTGCAAGTCGAAAACATGCTTTATTTGACTGACAGCTCTTCGATTTTAGAGCTTTCACCGGGCAGAACCGGAAATGTCGATATATCGTTTGAAGTTCCAACAAACGCGCAAAGCATTGAAATGGATTACAATTTCAATCCATTCGCAGATGATGTCGGAGTATTTATAGGGCAATAATCAGAGAGGGAAAGTTCCCTCTCTTTTTATTCTAATTGTGAAGTAATGTACTCATATTCCTCTTGCGATATTTTACCGCTTGCTACCCTGTCGAGTAGCTCCTCTTTGGTTACTCTGTCACTCTCATATAGCCTTTTAAGGCTTTCTACTAAAATTCTCATTATAATACCCCCTCATCCATTAACTGCCTTGTATAGTTGTCTATCGCTTCCTCATCAGAGTGTTCGTTAATCTCTTTTGCCTGCTCCATTGCGATAAGATACTGTGAGTATTCATCCTGTGTCAGCTCACGTTCATCGTACTCCCAATGCTTAGGCTTGTAGGTAAAATCATCCTCGTTTCCCGTCGCTTCAACCAGCTTAATGTTTTTTCGCTGATAAACGATGTTTGGAGAAGATGTTGTGTCAATATCAAGTGGCTTGTCCGATTGCATACTTTCTACGAGCTTGTATTCTGTCATATTCAATGCACCTTGCCTTTCTGTCTGCTGTTGAAATTTTGTGTTTTAGTTTTCCAAAATCTGCAAATGGTTTGATGTACTCCCTGTAATAATCGTACATATCGCAATTTTTAATCCACGCAAGAGCGGAAACCATTTGTTTTGAGTCAAATATTGTAACTTTTGTTTTTTGCCATATTCTGACAGCTTTTGTTCTTATTTTCTTAAGGATTGTTTTTCTTAAGGTAGTCCTGTTCCTGTAAAATTTATACCCCATAAAATCAAGCGGTCTGCCATACGTTGCAAGTTTTCCATTCTTGCCGACATATGGGCTTCGAGGCAGATAGTGAAAGCGAAATATCTGCCAGTTTGCTTTCACTGTCAAGCCTAATTCTGCAAGGCTGTTATCAATCACAGCTTTTACCTTGCGTAATTTCTTTTTGCTTGCACAAAATATAGCCATATCGTCAACATAACGTGCATATTTCAGTTCAATACCGAGTGATTTAATTTCATGGTCAAGCTCACTTAAATACCAGTTAGCGAACCATACAGAGGTATAAAAACCAAGCGGTAAGCCATTCGGCACACAATGTATGACATTTTCAACAATCTGCATGAATTTAAAATCTTTGATTTTGGATTTAAGCTTTTCAATTAATTTATCCTGTGGAATACTTGCATAGAATTGCTTCACATCAAGCTTATAGCAGTATTTAATGGTCTTACCGCCTTGCCTTATCCATTTGCATATGTGCTTCTTGCCATACGTACCGCCACGCTTAGGAACCGAGCCATAACTATGCTCATACATTCCCTTGTTAAACATGGGCTTAAGCACGTTTACTATCATGTGATGTACTATTGATTCCATAACTGTCGGTATTACTATCTTGCGTTTCTTTCGTGATATTCCGTCATATATTTCTTTGGGCTTATGTTCAAAAGGTGTGAAGTTAATCGCATATTCTCTAATTTTGGGTATGTATGTATCAAGGTCTGCTAAAATTTTTCTAACCTTATTTCTTCTCTTTTTACCCTTAGAGAAGTTTTGAATTGCAAGTTTTATATTTTCGTCTGAAATAAATTCAGCATATAGATTTCTGTATGTTTTCATACGTATTCTCTTCCTATCCTCTCTACCACGTTCGACCATTTCCTACTACTAGCAGTAGCTTGCATCGAGTTAATTTTTACCAAGGGGTACGGAATTTAGTCTGCATTCATTTTATCCCATGAATGATAGGTACAGAAGCCCCGATGTTCCACCTCGCGTTACCGGCCTCGTTGTTCAAGTTCACGTAAAACGCGCCACAATGCCGACCGTTGTTCAGGTTGCCACCGAAAAGAGCAAAGGCGCAGACTAAACCCCTTATATAAAATTAACTACACACGTTTATAGTTACAAATTTTCTTAGGAGAAACGTGGTTTCTCCCTTTCTGCTTAGGCAGAAATTCCCTCTTCCCTGTTGCAAGTTATTTGTAGGAAAGAGAAGCCCCGATGGCCCACCTCGCGCGCCCGGCCCCGTTGGCCAAGTCCACGTAAAACGCGCCACAATGCCGACCGGCGTTCAGGGCGCCACCGAAAAGAGCAAAGGCTATAATTGCAATGTTAAACCAACAACCATCAGGATAATAGGTCGATGATGAGCCTGTGATTGATGTTGGAAACATGCCTAATGCCGTATACAGCATATCTTTGATATATCCACCACTTGTACCACTAGGAGTTGAATTAGGTATCTCGATATATCCTGTTCCATCAGTGTTATAGTTAGTTGCACTGCTTCCATCTTTTACGGATGGGGATAATTTAACCTTTGCCGTACCATTAGCAAGGATAAGTCCGGCTGTTCTTCTCCACTGATTGCCGTAGTAATTCTCCATACCAAAGACTTTAACTCCGGCTTTTCCGGCATTTTCGCCCCAAAACAGTCCTTTGCCGTTCATTGTACCGGTTTGAAGTAATAAATTTTCATCACTGGCATTTTCACTCATGCCTCGTCCGAATACATCTTGCGTATCGGTAGATTTTCCCATGATGATAAGCAAAATATTAATCAAGAGTCTGTCAACGTACTGCTCGATTTCATAGCCTGTACCATTAGCTCTTGCATATGTCATTTCTTGACTGACTGTTTTCGATTTAATAACTGTTTGTCCGCTTATTGAGCGTAGCTTATTGTTGCTGTCAAGTGAACCATTATAAATTGGTGTATAAAAATGAGATTTTTCATTACCGTTAATGTCGATAAAATTCAAATTTTTAAAATCTTTATCAGCTTGGTAGTTAGCAGCATAAAGGCTCGCACTGTTTGGATTACCTTTGTCGGGTGCAATTTTCCACCATATAATATCTGTGCCATTGCCCCATTCCATCATAGCATTTCCATCGTAATCAACGTTTGCTATATCTGACGCACTACCGTCTGTTTTTTTAGTCAAGTCGTTCTCGTTGAGGTAATAGTCAACCTGTCCATTTGTCTTAAGCATACATGGTTTTGGCATAAAAAAAGCATTTGCCCATGAGCCATAATCAAAAGTTCCGCTCGTGAAATTCATAGCTGCCGGAGTCATGCCTACTGCGTCTGCTAAATACCTGACTCTTGTTTTTGGGTTACTGTCCGCGCCATTAATGTGGACACCATAAATAATTCTTCCCTCGCTTAATTTTGTGCCAAGGGCTTTAATACTCTCAACAATTGCTTGCCCTGTTGTGTCTGATATAATGTCTATTCCGCTCATATTATTCCTCCTTACTTACATTGAGTAATCCGGCACTTGTCACAGAAAAAGTAATGCCTCTTCCGTTTGCTTTCTGCTCGACTAGTCCGGCTTGCTGTTCTGCTCTTTGCGCAGCTTCATTTGCAGCCTTTGTAGCTGCGTTTGCTTGACTTACCGCCGTATCAATCTTTCCCGAAACTTGGGCGACCTCGTTTGCTTTTTGCGAAGCAGTTTGCGCTGATTTTTGAGCCTGTGAAGCAGAATTGCTTGCTGAGGTAGCTTTTTCTGTCGCAGTCTGCGCTGATTTTTGAGCCTGTGATACGGATTGAGCCATGCCGTCAAGATAGCTCTGAATAAGTCTTTGAATTTCAACGTCAAAATCTTCAACAGTTCCCATTCGCTTAACGACCCCCGGTGCGAAGCACATCCATATCTGCTGTTTTTTTGTGTCGGAGTCGGTTGATACCGCCCATTCTCCGGCTTTCATTTTTGAGGGGTCGAACTGTGCGTATGCCCCTCGTCTCATTTGAATTGCCATAAGTTACACCTCGCTTTTATCAATTATCTCCATTTGCCCAAAACGTGAAGTTGTAAATACAATTGTTTGTTTGTTTCTGCGGCAGCCGAGTTTATACAAAACCGCAACTCATTACTACTCCATCCTATAAAAAAAATAGAATACAGCCCGCCAGCACTACAAAACACAGTACCTGTAGTATGTAAGATACTTTTTATTCCGTCTGGCATATATACGCTTCCATAAGTATAATACAGACTACCATATTTAGAACCAAACGAGACAGTCGCAGGAAAGCTTCCCCACATTTCTATATATCCATCTGTCCACTGTCTCCAATACCAGCCGTTTTCATTGGTAAATGTTTTTGAACCAAAAACAGTTTCAACTCCATTAAGAGTCAAATTGTTTGTAGTAATATCAACGTTAGTTCCACTTATATTAACTGTTTCACCGTTTACACTCGCAAAGCCACCGCCACAGCCTACACCGCTAGTGTGTCCTCCAACGTTTGAAAAAAGGTTTGCCCCCTCTGGAGTTACTGTAAGATTATTGTCAACGTTATTTCCACTGTAATTTCCGCTTATTTTTGTTCCGGTTTCCGCGTCTTGCGCCCAAAAACTTTGATTAAGCCCTGTAGACGGATTGACAACATCGACATTAAAAGCTTTTGTAAATTCGCCATATGCACCGACTATCTTGGGTGATACAACATAGTCCTTTCCTATTTGTGTATAACCGATGTTCTTTTTAAGAGCGTTAAGTTCATCTTTCGTACTTTTTACTGCGTTGTTCACTGTTTCTCTAACTTGGTCAACATCTTGATAGTCACTGTCGTTTGTTAATTCACTTGTTTTGCTCGGTATGCTCGGCTGATTTGAAATGTTATCCCAAGAGATTTTTACACCACTGGCAAGAGTAATTCCTCTGTTATCAAGAGTAATCAATATGTTGCCTTTTGAATCTTTCACATATTGCTTTCCGTCAACGTTGTTTTCTCCACCAAGGGTAAGCGTACCCCCATGCGCCCAATCAAAATTAATGCCGATAGCCGACATAATATTGAAAATAGCATTTCCGTCTTTATCAATTCCGGCTTTCCATGTCTTGCCGTAATCATTTGATACAGCCATGCCATTAGCTGTCATTTTCCACTGTATGTTGCTCGAATTAAGGTCGGCTTTATTGTGCATAATGTAAATAATCGAGCCGTCCTCTTGTACTTGTTCGGTTTTAAAAAGTCCGAGTGATTGAGACATTAACTGTGTCAGCAATTGCATTTGCTTGTCATATACGCTTAGTTGTTTCTGTGCAACTTCCCTAGCCTGTACAATAGCTTTTGTTTCGCTGCTGAATTTATCAGCACTATTTCTTGAAGCATTTTCAGCGTCACACGAAATTTTTGTACCACTTCCAACTGTAAATGTTCGATTAGAAATGAAACAGCTATAGGTATTCTGCTTGCGGTCTGTCACAAGTGCCACATCTCCACTCTCAATCAGTGGGTTTGACAAGAGTGTAGCGTCAAGAGGCCTGAACCTCATGCCACCGATTTTTTTGAAGATATAGCTTGCAACTGTCTGTGCTTTGTCTGTCGAAATAAACGGATTATCAGAGATTGAGACTACATATCCCTCTTTTCCGGCAAGTGCATTAACATCTTTTGTCTTATCCTCTTTCGATGTCACAATAACTTTAACACCTGTAATAACAACATCATCGGTCGCAACATTCAAGTCTTTTTGTGTGTAAACATTGTGGTAATTTCTTGCTTCTGTAAAAGTTCCACCATCAACGCTATCTCCACTTGAATAGTCGGTGAAATTTCCACCATTCAGTGTATCTCCGTCAGAGTATGGTGTAGTTTTTGTGCTAAAAGTTCCACCATCGTAGCCTTGGCTGTCAAACTGACTCATATCATACCATCCGATAAGCAATTCGCCATCGTGGCCGCATTTGCCCCATAATCCGCTTAACTGCAAGATGTAAGCTATTACCTGTCCATATGTGAGCTTTTGATTATCACTCGGTATCTCGTTAATCACGTAATCAGAGTTGTCAAATCTCGCCATAGTAAAAGGTACATCACACTTAATACAAGCATCTCTGACTACCTCATACGCTGTCGTAGGGTAGCTTAAATTGCTGTCATACTCGCGATTGAAATTATTAATATTGTCAAGACAAGTAAGCGTTATGAGTGAGCCATCATAACTTGTCTCGCTGACTCTATACTCACCGATTTTTAGTTTTTCGGTTGTGCCGTCAGAAAAGCTTTTTGAAACATATGCTGTTACGCTTGCCTTATCAAAATCGTACTTACTGTAATCTTCATAAATGTTGTTCAGCTTAATTTTCAGTTTTCCGGCAATCAAAGCCCCGATTGTAAAAGTACCATTGCTCGATGTTGAGTCATTGACCTCGAAGCCATTCGCCCACAGCTCACTATCACTAATAGGGATTTTTTCGCCGCTTGCCGTAACTATGTCAGCAAAGCAATTTACGTTTATATCATTGTCGAGCATTACTGCCCTTTGCCATTTAGCCGATACGTTTAGCATTTAATCACCGCCTTATTCTTCTATGAGGTTAAAGCTCAATGTCTCGTACCTCTTATTGTTGACAGTCCATATCTTGATAGGTGCGCCTCTGTCACCCACATAGAATGTACGTGTTTCATCGGTGCCGCTCATAGCGTCAGGATATGTCACTCTGATATATTCGGGGTTTACCATTTGAAGTATCTTTGCTGTTCTAGCCTTGTCTGTACCATTCCACGACAATTTAATCTGTCGTTTCTGTGCTATTCTGTTTTTGTGCATTTTACCATCTTGTGTACGTCCGCTGTCGCTTGCAGATACATCAATCAAGCCCCATTCAAAGCTTGACGGAGTAGGCAATTCCACTCCGTCTACTAACATCATTGCCATTTTGTTACCTCGTAAAAAGACACCCACGCAAGGGTGAGTGTCTTAACCAAATTCATTTGCTACGATATATCGTTGTCCGTGTTTTTCCTTGCCTACCTGCGTCATGCGATAGAGTGTTTCGCTGTCGCACTTGAACACATTTTCAATGATAGGTGCAGGGCTTCCGCCAACGTTAGAGTTCATCATTACTTGTGCCATTCCCTCCACGACAGCTTGTTTAATTCCCTCCGTGATTTGTTGGTTGTTTGCTACGGCTGTTTTACCATTTGAGAATTTACCAACTATCTCTCCTCGGTTCATGTAGAATGGACCCTCTTCCGGAAAACCGCCACCGGCAAAATGTGGTGCTCTGTCAAGCAATGACTGATACCCCATGTATTTTGTGCCTGTGGTAATATTGAATCTTTTATTGTTGTACTTAAACAAATTATCCAATGAGCGTACAATGCCATCTATCGAGCTCTTAACACCGCTAAATCCCCAACTGCTTATTCCGACAGTATAATGTTGATTTGTGTACCACTTGAACGTGTTTAAACTTCCGTTCGTGTTATCGACTTTTCCTTTAAGTCCATTAAAACTACCACCTGTCCAGCCGAGATAAGTGCTTGCGTTACTTGCCATCGTTGAGAACGAGTTCGATGTTCCTCTTCTCATATTTTCCGCAGCATCTTGGAATAATCCCATGTTAAATTTAGTGTTACCCAATGAGCCATTAACTCCACTTAATGAATTGTAGAGATTTGATGATAGCGCTGAGAAAGAACCACTTGTGCTAAGCGATGTTCCGCTCGCCTTGCCACTCATGCTATCCATCTTGCCTTTAGTTCCGTCAATTGAAGTGTTGACTCCGCTTAAATAGCCACTCACTCCGGCATTTAAGTTCGAAAAAGATGCGCTAGAATTAGAGCTAGTTGTACTCGCTTTTCTTTCCATGCTGTCCATCTTGCTTTTAGTACCATCAAGTGAAGTGTTGATATTTCCTAAATACCCACTTACACCAGCACTTAAGTTTTTGTAGCTATCATCAATTTTGCTTGCACTCTTTCCTATTTCTTTTGCGGTATCGTTGACCCCTTTAACTGCTTTCTTTTTAAATTTTGGTATTTCAACACCGGGTATTTTGTTAAGCAATCCTATAATGTCATTAATAATCCCAACAAAGCCGTTGTAAAGCTGTGGCCCTAATACGTTTTGTAAATCATCAACATTTAAAGACATATTCTTTTTAAATGTTTTCCAGCCTTTTTTGAAATAATTTCCCAAGTCTTTGAAAAAATTATCTACGCTTTTTTCAGCGTCTTTGATTTTCCACTTTATTTCCTTGATTCTCCACTCGAGAGGAGTAACAAGTTTAATCTTTTTTCCGTCAAAGCCTGTGGCTTCTTCACTTATTCCCAATCCGGATTCTGGACTCTTGAACCACTCTTTGAGTTTATCAATCCACCCTTTCATGTGTGCCAACACGTAATTGATACTTGACACGATAACCAGCACCTCAACTCCCCTTAGCGCAAGTTCTGTTTTCGACAAACCTTTAGCTGTTGCATATTTTTCCCATTCAGATGTAATAAGAGTTTTGGTTATCTCTTTGAGCCCGTGTTTCCATGCAAACGCGCCAATAAGAATAGTAAAAGTATCAATATCAAGTTCTCCGATAAATTCCGAAATGCCCTTAAATGCGTCTTTCCAATCAATATTGATTAGCGCGTGAATTAAAGTATCTCGTATGCCGTGAACAATGTTATTGACTGTTTTTCCAAGTTCTTGCCAACCTGTCAGCCCTGTAACATCACTTACTCTTGACATTTCATGTAATGCGCCATTTATAAATGAAGCAAAACTGTCTCCAAGATTTCCCCAATCAAACGTTGATGTAAACGAAAAAGCAAAAACTATGGCAGTTCTTATCGAGCCAGCTATTGTCTTTCCGAGTGCCGTAAATAATTTTGGACTTATTAAGCCGTTAAGGAAGTCCGCAAGCCCTTTTCCAAAGTTCGATGCGCTCTGATACACGTTATCCCAATTAATAGAATTAAGTGAGTCGGCTATTGCGTCACCGATGTACTTTCCGAGTGAGTATAAATCTTTGATTGATGATTTGTATTTTTCAAGCAGTCCATCCGTCTTTTTCAGTGAGCTATCAACTCCACTGCCAGCTCCACCGCCACCTGAACCGCCACTGCCCGAACCGCCGCCACTGCCACTGTCGCTGTTATCGTCAAGTGCGTGTATCTCGTCTATGCTAAGCAGTGTCTTTTTCAGTTTTTGTGCTTTCTTATTGGAACTATCAGCACTATCGCCAATATCGCCAACTCCGTCAGCTATGTCCTCCATACCGTCAACAGTAGCACCGCCACCGCTTATCTCGATAGTCCATCCGAAGATTGCTCCGAGTGCGTCAGCTACAGTTTTTGTAAAGCTGATAACCTTAAGCATTACCTTGCTTAAGGCTTGAACAAATGGCTTTAAAGCATTGATTATTACGCTACCTATGATACTGCCCCACGCTTGAAACTCTTGCTTAAGGACTCTTATACTGTTGGCCCACGTATTAGCGGTCTTAGAGAAGTCCTGCTGTGCAGCTTGCGTATTTGCCATGACATAATTATATCTTAGCAATACCTTTTCAGCTTGCGTCATTGACTTGATATTTGCGTCAAGTCCGTTTTTCATAGCCCACTCTGAAAGTGTGGCCTGTGTTAAATCAAGTCCATATCTCCTTAATGGTGCGATTGTGCCTGTAAAAATGGATTGTAGGCTTTTTGCAACATCAGCTTGGTCTACATCATAGAATGAAGCCATATCGCCAGCCAACTTTGTGAGATTAAGTGACATATCAGCCATACTGTCTGTAGTCTTGTATAGCGTGTTATTTTGGCTCATAAGAGCTTTATTTGCCACTGCCGTACCATTTGCCACTTGCTGTGATGTAATACCTACAGAAGTGCCTAACGCTTGGAAACGGCTTGATATTTGCTTAACTGTCAGCTCCGACATTCCAAAGTCTTGAATTGATGTTTTTGTAAAATCATCAACCTTGCTTGCCATATCGCCAAACGTGGTATCTACTACGTTTTGAACCTCTGTTAATTGGCTCGCTAAATCAACTGCACCGCCTAGCTTTCCGACAGCCCTCATAACCAGCCAATAAGTTGCGTAAAACTTACCGATAGTTGAAGCTAAGCCCTTAAAACCACTTCTTGTACTCTTAATCGACTTAGTTGTGTTTGAAAAGCCTGTTACAAGTGACCTACTAGCCGAACCAACCTTTGAGCCTTGTTGCGACAGATTAGCAAGTGCATTAGTCATTTGAATAATGTTGTTGCTAACTCTCGGTGCGCTAGATAACGTTGTCATTACCTCTTTCAAGGCACTACCAAGGTTTTTGATGTTTTCTGCAGCATAGCCGGCTGATTTTGAACCGAGCTTTGAGATTGAAGCTGTTAGCTGTGTAATCTCTGCTGATTGCTTTGATATGCTCGCAAAGCCCGACAGTTCTGTTGCCATGCTCTTTAAGGCACTTGCCGAGCTGACAAGTCTTGCAGTATCAAGGTTGCCGAGCTTTTCCATGTTAGTCGCAATCTTGCTAAAAGTACGAGTGTCGATACTGCTCACACTTCTAAGTGATGTTGCAAGTTGTGACATTCCGCTCGCAAAATTACTTATGCTTGCACCATTGAGGGAATTGAGAGTACTTCCAAGTCCTTGCAACTTACTTTGTAAATTGCCTATGGCTTTAGTCGCTTGTTGCGCGTCCGACTTGATTTGAAGCTCAATGCTCTCTGCCATTTTCTCACCTCCCTGTAATAAAAAAGAGCTACCCTAAAGTAGCTCTCATGTATTTAGTCTTTGAGCAGATAGTATGTTGTAATCAATCCAACATAGCCATCTTGCTTAAGGCCTCTATTCTTTTGAAATACCATGACACATTTAGTGAGATAGTCGCTCCACTCTTTGTAATCAGTATCAAGTTTGTAAAAATGATACTTGTCATGCAGTGTTTTCCTTAACCACTTAATGGCTGTCGGGCAGTTATGCTTCTGACCGCTCCACAAATTGTGATTTTTAGCAAATCTCTGTGAATTAACTCCAAATCTGCCATCCTCTTTAAGCTCATTTGTGTCAAATCCGATGTTCATGGCGTGTTGCCATTTCCTTACGTCTTCATTATTGAGGTAATATTCCTCGTTGCCTTTCCAAGCGTTATTCTTTGCCGGAGTTGCTGTTGGTGCCGAGCTGCTCTCTATTCCATCGCCCTTATCAAGCTCAATATAGAGTAAGTTAGCGTCAGTGCTGTTATTCAGACCGCTACAAGTAAATGCGCTCGAATACTGCCAACCATACAGAGGGTGTTTAATAACAGGCTTCTTTGCGCTATTAGGCTCATCACCGATAGACATTCCCTTAGTTGACGGATAACGTGCAATCCAAAACGGACAATTAATCTGATTTGCGTATGGTGCAATATACTGATTGTAAAAGCTAAGTCCTGTGTATACACCGAAGTTAAGCCCGGTACTTTTGATAACGCTCTGATATGTGTTGATAATATCAATAAGTGTCTGTCCGAGTCCTTGCTGACATTTATCTTCAACATCTAACCAAACAAAAGTTTTTCTTCCGGCAAGTGTCTGAATGACCTTATTTGCGTCTGTCTTTGCTTTTTCTACTGTTGTAGCGTATGAGTAGTTGTAAACACCTTGTATTGGCATTCCTACATCAGTACAGCCTTTCCAATTTCGCTCAAAGGTTTTATCCGGATTAAGGTCTTTACGGATTATTTTCAGAATTGCAAATTGCACCCCAGCCCACTTAACCTTACTCCAATCAATATTTCCTTGATATGACGATACGTCAATTCCTTTATATGCCATTTTCTCACCTCATTAATCAGGACTTTCAGGTAATCCTGACTGTCTTAATGCGTTAATTCGTTGCTTCATTTCATAAACGGCAATTTCCTCATTAGACTCCTTGTATTTAGGCTCGTTATCTTTTGAGTATTGCTCATTTAATGATTTTTCAATGTATTTTGCTCTTGCTTTATTGCCATTCAAGGCTCTGTCGATAGCTGTAAGAGTTGCACTTAATCCGTATGTGCCCCACCAAGCCCACATGTTGGAGTCGGCTTCTCTTTGTGCAAGCATATAAGCCTTTGAATAAGGCTCTAAATCAGCCGGGCAAGACATGTCTATGTCCTCAACGCTAAATCCATAGCCTTTAGTTGCCAACAGCCAATATGGGCGGATTTCGTTGCAATATACTTCCCATGTAAGCTCTTTTACTTCTTGATTGGCTTCTTCTTGGCTGTCTGCACCTCTTTCGCCAGCATCTTCGATAAAAAACTGTTTTTCTCCATTTCCGCAGACAAGCCATTATAGAGTGATTGTAAATCTCCGCCCTCTTCATTCTCTGGGTCAAGGTAATCGTCAAGTAAATCGTATACCTTTTCGAGCTGTTTCTCTTTTGCTTCTTTATTGTCAAAATCAAAGCCAAATTCGTCAGCGTGGAATTTCTGCAAACCTACGAGTAAAAACTCCGGTAAAAATTCAAGCATGTTGTCAATGACTTCAAGCCCCTCACCCTGTTGCTCCATTCCTACGAGCCTTGGGATAATTTTATTCTTAACTACCGGTGCATATCCGAATTTAACTGTGTATTCTTTTCCGCTTAATTTAATTTTCATTTTATCTTTCCCTTTCTCCCTAATTTATATAGGGAAAGAGGCAGTATTAAAACTGCCTCAATTACCTTACTATATTGTATCTTCAAGTTCGCTGTCAGCCGTGCTATCATCATAGCCAACCGCTACGGCTTTTTCCGATTGGCTCACCCTTTTTTTTTGAGTGTGATCGCTGTTGGATAGCCTTGGTCATTCTCTGTTACCGCAACATCGTAGTTATCCTCAATCCACTTAGGTACTGTCTGAACCGATACAGTCGCAGTACCGGTTAAGTGGTTATCAGAGGCTTCACCTGGGGCGAATGACTCCTGGCCAATGAAAGCGCAAATACCCTCTGAACCTTTTCCGTCTGTACCATAGAGAATGATGAAGTCGAGCTTCTTACCCTCGTTAGTTACCATCTCGTCTTTGTACTTTTTCTCAAAAGCTCCCTCAACTTCCATGGAACCGGCTGAACGTCTGCCCATTTCCTGCGTCTCTACTAAATCTTCAAGAGTTGAAGTATCTACCATGTTCTGTGAACCGAATGGTGAGGGAATTGATTTTGCCCTAACTAAGAGCTTGTAAGTTCCAGCCCAATAATCGCCACTTGTGGCAGAACCGGTTGGCGTCTTGTAAGCAATTCTACTTTTTAATCCTGTTGCCATTTGTATTACCTCCTAATTTTTCATAAAAAAATAAGAGCCAAAAGCTCTTATAATCTATCATTCCAGTCGAATGACCGCCTAGCACGTAATGTAGCAGTCCATAATTTGCCGTTTTTCCTAGCGAATGGGGTTGTTGTCAGCTTGAATGACATGGCTTTGTATTCATTAGCCACTGTCTGTGCTACATTCAAAGCTTCTGAACGGCTTTTATTCGTTGTAACAGTTACTTGTGCCGTAAATAACACTGTATTTATTCTTTCACACTCTAAATCCGTATTCTGTTCAATAGGTTCGAGTGCTTGAATCAGCACTGTTGGGAAACTAGCCGTTGCACTGTCCGACTGTTCCTCTTGTGTAAATTTAAGTTTGGGATATTTAGTTTTCAATTTTTTCTCACATCGGGTTTTTGCAATCGCATATGTGAGATTTTCAAGGTCGTACGCCCATTGATTTTGACTCGCCACTTTATCACCTCAACTAAAATTCTTCCGTGCCGTTTTCATAATTTCATTTTCCATTTTTAAAAATGCTCGATACATCGGCATTGTAGGTGTAATGCCGTATGAATGGTGTAATTCTCCGCTTTCGTCTCTCCAATACCAACCTTCGCTGTCAAATGCGTGTGTCTGCCCTGGAAAAGTTCCTTGACCGCCTCTTGCGTCATTGAAATGTGGTTTAGCTTTCCAGCCCGAGCCGTATTCAGCCATAAGCAAAGGCGATACATCAACTGTTTTAAGTCCATCTGCCGTTTGCCATGTGCTTTGTATCTGCCCTGTTTCGGTAGCGAGCACAATAGCCGTACAGCCGTCTGTTGCATCTTTAATTTCGTAACTAAATGTAATATAGTGCCCGAAATTGCCTGTATTTGTTCGTGCTACGGCTATGCCATTACTAGCAAGCTCTCCAACAAACGCTATACACTGGTCCTGTAGGCGGTCTTTGTATTTTTCAAGCTTGTCTATCGCATCTTGTATAGATTTTTCTGTCAGAGAAACGTCAATCTTCATAATTACACTTCTTTCACAACTGCTTTGAGCATGTATTTAACTGAATAGAGAGAGGGCTTGACTCCCACTATTGTAAAGTCTGCGGATGTTGAATCAACTAATCCGTTTTCGTTCTTTGTAGGCTCACTATCAAGCCAAATAACGTCACCTTTTTTAAAAGGGTATTCTCCTCTGTCTGTCAGCAAAACAGCGTCAAAATCAGCCGTATTAAAGCCATATTCCTTGTTTTGCGCTTCTCCTCCGTCAAAAGATATATTTGCCCGAAAATCAACCGGCTCCGAAAAGCCTGTTTCCTCATGGGTGTAATATATTTTCTCTCCGTCCTCTGTTTCATAAAACTTTAGATTTCCGTCCTCGTCTTTTTCGTAGACTGTGACTGTTTGACCTTGAAGCGCGTATTTCATGGCTTGCTTATTGATGTCAAGCATTTTTCTTTACCTGCTTATAAATCTGATTAACACCTGTGCTTGACAATCCGGACACAATTCCTACTGCTATTGCATCAAGAATGTCATTTGCCGGGAAGTCCGGTATTACATACATACCTATGACGCCTAAGATGCCACCCGCAACACCTACGATTATAGGAATATAATTATCCTTAATGTGTGGGATTGCTTTGGCTCCTAAACCTATCAGATATGTAATTACAACGATTGCAACTACTGTTGATACTGATGTTATATCCATTCTGCTATGCCTCCTTATCTTCGTTAAGTCGCGCTTCCAATCCGTCTATTCGGTGGTGTGCTGACTTTACACTTTCCTCAACTTTAATAATCCTGTTATCGTGAGAATTAAGTTCTCTTCTCATTTCTGTAACTTCATTCTTTATCTCTGTTGTGTTGCTTGATATTGTGTCAAGTTTCATGTTTATACGTGTATTTTGTTTTACACGCTCCGTAAGTTCTGCGTTATCAGACTTTTTGCTGTTCTTAAGATTGAGTCCTAAGGTAAACAGTCCGAAAAAGACGGAAAAAGCAACTGAAATAATGCTTATAATTACTGCTATTGGCATTGATATACCGCCTTTCATAATTAATAATGGCACACCGCCCACCACCACTTAATGTGTACCGCCTGCTACCATATTGGTAACGCACAATCTTCTTTTGCTATAGCACTTTAACAAAAGGAAATACTCCGACAAACAGCTTATCTCTGTCTTTCCATGTACGGCTCACTCCACCCTCACTTAATGCGCTCATGTAATTCTCACCGGCTTGTGAATGGTCGTAGACAGCAAGATTGATAACAACATTCTCAAACTGCTTTAAGTCGGCAGTTATATCATCATCAGTGAAAGTGTTCGGATAACACCTTTTTGCTTTTACATCTTCCGTAGCTTGCTTAATAAGCTGTTCAATTACCGGATTATCTTCCTTGTTATCGAACACTACCACATCAGATGTTGTATCATCATCATTTATGACTGTATCAATATGAAATTGTTTAAGCCTGATTTTGACTTGCTCTAATGTGGTGTATTCCATGCCAAGCTCCTTATAATCCAAATTTTTCAATTAACATTTTCTTCAAGTCACCGCCATTTATTTCTGTGGCATTTTCGATACCATTTTCGCTCGCAAGCTTCTTTAGGTCGGCTGTTGACATCCTGTTAATTTCTGTCTTTGTGTATGGTGTTTCAGGTGGGTTCATAAAATCAGAAGGTACCGAATTGCTATTGCTTTCCGGTACCTCGTCTCCGACTTTATACCACACTCCATCATGCTTTATAGAGTGCGTTGCTATCATAAGCCTTAATCCTCCTTAACTTTGAGAACCATAACGCTATCCATGCCCTCGAATGTAGGTAATCCAATCATGGATACGATACAATGAGTATTGATAGGATGATTTGTAGCGTATGTATATACAGATACACCAGTCTCAACAAGTGAGAGGTTTCCGTCTGTGATACTTCCGCTTCTTTCCTCCGGGGTCTTACCGAATGTGTAATCGCCAAGAAATACTCCGGCAGACTGCGCAGATACAATGCCTGTTGGTACAAAGTACTGTGTCTGTCCTGTCTCGTCAACATAGAGCTTATCGTATACTTCAATCTCGATACCATATCCCTTAAGATATTCAACAACCTGTGCTTGCTGTAATCTGATACCGCCGTTGTAAGCGGTGATGCCAAGCACCTGTTTCTTTGTATCTTCTGCGTTAAGCACCATTTCCCAAGTCTCTGTATTCATGGTGAAACGAGTGAGAGAATATCCTGTTGCCTTTGAAAACTCTCTCTTGGACCTAATAAGGTCGTCAAGTGGTGTGGCTGTAGCCGACTTGTCCCATGCGCTTGTGCCTGTAAAAGTCTTGTAATGCTTTGCCGTATGCTCTGATTTCTCATTATCTGCAAGATAGTCAATGTAAAAAGGTTTGTCGCCAATAGTTACTTTTACTCTTGGTACGCCATCTGTAGGTGCAAGTAACTGCCAAATCTGTCTCTCCGGCACAACTAATGCGCCCTCGATAAGGTTCATTGGTTTCTTTGAGATTTCACGTAATACGTTATTGGCAAGGTTAGAGTTTTCCGAAGTTCTGTAATTGTCATACTCCTGTTCCTCTTTTTCCGTTACCATATAAGACTCACGATAAAATGGCATTGAGTTCTGAATGTCAGAGAAACCTCCAACGTCTCTTAGCTCTGCCTGTGCGTCAAAGTTTGAAGCTTTGAGTGATACCGGCAGTCCGTTCTTGCCCTTGATAAATCTAAGGTCGAGTGAGTCCTGTTTACGTGTTCCGAATTTCTGTCTGCCAAGATAAGGGGCAGTTCCTAATGTCTTCTGATAATTGTTCCACATTACACCGAGGCTTCTCGCTGTAAATGCTTCTGCTAATGGTAATGCCATGTTCTTCTACCTCCTTTTAAACCTGACTCGCTACAATCTTTGGTGCGCCATAGAAAGTAACTCTAGGTGTTGCAGTTCTAGCTTCATCTGCGATTGAAAGTGACTTAACTTTCTCCCAATCAATAGTTCCTTGATATACATATGTTCCAGGTGCGTCACCCATTGTTACATCTACATCGTGTAACAGATAACCCTTGCACTCTGCGTCATTGCTTGGGAATGGTGTACCAGCTGGCACAATCTTCATTCCGTTTCCACCTGCGCTTGTTACCATAGTCTGTGGCACAAGGCACGCTGCACCCTCATAAGGGAAAAATTTTAAAATTCCTTTACCCTGCGTAAAGTCTCTTACGATTGGCTTTCCCATCGTTCTACCTCCTGTTTTAAATTACATAGCTGTTTTGACTTTCAGCATTTGCAACTGTACCAAATGAGATTTGTTCTGCATTGGCTACATCTGCTGGCTTTGAGTCGGGTTCATCATTTTTACCGCCATTGCTTGGATTAGGAGTATCTTTGAGTGCGTTTTTCTCATACTCCGCTATCGCATTGGCTTTCATGTCGGAAATAATCTTGCCAAGTGATGTCGTGTCAAAAGAACCATCCTCTTTTACTACTGTTTTTGCCTGTTCTGCTGTGATTTTGAAATCAGTCATAGCTTTCTCACGCAAATCTCTGACAGCATTATCTTTCTGTAGCTTAGCTATCTGCTGATTAGCTGTCTCTAAGGCTTTATTCGCCTTTTCAAGCTCCGTCATGTTGCCAGCCTGTAGTTCATCAAGCTGTGTCTGTAGCTCGTCAGCTTTGTCGGCTTTAGCCTTGTACTGATTGGCTTTCTCTTTCTCTCTTGCCATTTCCTCACCGCTCTTGTTAAGCAGATTTGTTATCTGCTCATCCGTTGCGTCCGGAAAAAGCTTCAAAACATCATTTCTTGTCATTTCATTACCTCCGTAACTCACGCTTTTGTTATCGCTGGTTGCACCAGCCGAGTTTTTCTGTTGTTTAACGCACAACTGCAAATTTTTGTATAATAAAAAGCAACCTATAAGTTTCCTTACAAGTTGCTCATTATTTGTAATATTTAAGGGTACATCTGCACCCTGCTATTTCTTTTACTTGTGCCCCTAAAGAATGGTCTTTTGGAAACATCATAAATGAGTTCCCGACTTCAAACGGCTCAAAAATATCAATCCTCTTTCTGTCAACGTTCGCATGTGTAGGTCTGACATGTGAATCTTCTTTTGAGCGCCACTCTTTTGTTTTGTAGCCCTGTTTTACCATTTCAGTTTGCAATCTGTAATTGCCGACTGCATTAGCTTCATTCGCAGCTACATTTTTTGCTCGCTTCTGTGAAGTAAAATACTCTACTTCGGTATTTTGCGTGGTAGCATCAACTACCTCATTCACAATGTACCGAGCATAATCTGTAATATATGAGGGTGTTCTCTTTGCTTTACAGTACTGCGTGGCAACACTCTCATATCTGATGATAAATTCTTTAGTGATAGTTGTTATCTCTGTTTCTTCCTTGCCGGATAACAAGGCAAATAGCATAACAAAGATTTTTTCAAACTTTTCAGCAAGCTTTTTTCTATCTTCCTTTTCCTTGTCGGACAAATCCATCTCACCAAAATATGTATCATAATCTATGTCCTGTATTTCATTTTTGTTAAGTGCGTGGATTTCGTCTGCCATATCAAGCTCCAAAATAAATTGACAGCCAATTATTCATCGGCTGTCTTTCCATTGTTCTTATCATTGTTATTATTGTTAGGTGTAGCTGTTGTCGGCTGTTCTTCCGGGAATAACATTTCCATGCGCTTAGCACTTTCAAGAGTGACTTGTTCAGGGTCGCTAAACATATCAATCGTCTTGACGGCTCTCTTGTAATTGATACCGCACCTAAGTAATATTTCAAGCACCTCTGCCTTAACAAGCATGTTGTCGAGCTTATTATGATTAATGTGTATCTCAACATCACTAGGCATAAGCGTAAAGCCCTTATTAATTCTCAGCCTGTTAAGAATAAGCCTAAGTGCCATTCTTTCTGATTTCTTGAGGATAGGCTCATTAATAGCTGTCCTAAGCCCTGCATCGTAATGTCCGTTTCGCAATTCTACGGCAGAACCGGTGTCACCGCCTGTGTTGCCCTGACGATTTGCAAGACCTTGAATACTCAAAAATCTTTCAAAAAGGTCAGTGAAAACCACTTGTCCCTCTGTCTGATTAAGTTCGCTTGTCATTACATCAACATCAGCTTTATTGTCTGAACCATTGTTAGATTTGACTACCAATGCCCCCTCTTGTCGCATTTTTCTGAATGTATCTATGTCAATCTCACAATTAACAAATTTCACCCATGCAGACACAAACTGCTCGACTCCATTAATTCTGTCCGATGTAAGCACGTTAATAGCGTCTGTGATTGCAATAGTCATTTCAATGTCAGATAATCGCCTTGCATTGTTTGGATATTCAATCACCGGAATTGCTCTGTTGCCGTTTATTCCGCTTACATAAATCTTGCCGTTGCGAATATCAAACCACTCATTGTCAGTGAACACATAATATATATCTGCTCCGTTCTCGTCCTCTCCGATTTGACAAGAGAATGCCGGACGTCCGTTTGAGTAGTATACTACAAACGTATACATTGGATTTTCAGACGATAAATAAAAATCGCTTTCATCAAGCAACTGTCCTTGTCCATCATCATTACCGATGAATCTGTAGCCGGTACCGCATATGCTTCTCCAACGATGTATGTCTATGTCGCACTCTTGTTTGCTTTCAGAGTCCATTGTGATGTTAAGCTGTGTGATTTCTTCCGACTTATGGTTATCGGTGCCACGCAGCACATATTGGATTGGCTCGGCACACATCTCTGCGGTTTTGCGCTCAACAAGCTCATATGCAAGATTTACGGCAATCTTGTTATTGATTTCCGGTCGGTTTACTTTCTGTCGATACAAAATTGGTTGGTCACCACGATAGTATCTGTCAAGATACTCAATCTCAATAGCGTTTTGCTCGTGAATCACAAGTGCTTTATTCAGTTCTTCGATTATGTTGTTTTTTGTGATTTGCCTTTTACGCGTGAAAATAACTTGTCTGCCGTAATTATTCTGACAGACAGCCGAAAAAGGTCTTACGTTTTTATGCGCGTACCTATACATCAATAAAACCTCATGCCACTTGCAGAAGCCCTCTGTGGAACCTCTTTTATCTGAAATTCTTGTGTGCCAGCCCAAAACCATATCCATTTACGGCAGTGCGTACACATCACCTTGTGGTGTTTCTTATCGTTTTTATTCACCCACGTTAATAGCTTTCCGCAACGAGGGCACATTACACTTCGTTTTCCTGTTGGTACGATATTCTGATTATTCATGTTATCCTCGCTTCACTAAAAATAGCACCCACAATCTGTGAGTGCCATTTCTAAAAGAGATTTTCGCAATGAACGAATTACGATTTTTTCATAGTTATATTATAACTGTCAATTTTTTAAGTGTATATATGCAATGATATGCAAAACTATGCACACTACTGCACATTTTCAAGATATTCTTTTCCGTAAAGCCTTTCAAACTCTTGCAAGGCTCTGCCGTGGATTGTAAATATTTTTCTTATGCTCCAATTTGTAGCCTGGGCGATTTCTTCAAAAGTGTTTTGATTAACATATCTCATTGAGAGTACATGATAGTAGTCAGTATTCTCCATACTATCAATTTGGCTGATAATATGATTTCTTTTTCTCATAAATTCATCAACAAGTCTGTCTGTATCTTTTTCCAAGTCCACAATTTTAGTTACTGTACTGCCTAATTTATCTTTGTCAGATGAAACATCAACCGCTTCTTTGTCCGTTGAAACAGTAACACTACATGCTATTGTCTTAAGCCGGTATATTTCAGACAGCTTGTTTTGTATCATTTTATCTAATCTGCTGATTTGATTTAAGTAAGTTTTTGTATTCATTAATAAAGCCCTCCTCTGAACGGATTGTGTACTGCTTCAACCTTTGCTATTCTACTGCCTTGCGTCATTCTTAAGGCAAAGTTTGAAAAAACATCAGGAACATCATCAAGCTGTTTTTTGCCTGTTACTGAATATCGTTTCAGCAGTGATACCATTACTCCATAAGGCTCATTGGGCTTATAAAGTGATTGGTCTTTGAAAATAATATGTTGTAAAATCCAGTTAGAACACTGAAAAATACGTGCTTCCTTATTTGTCTCTGTAGGTACATCAGTGATGTTGCATATCCACCCTTTATTTTCAACTCGCTTATTGACTTCCATAGCCACTCTGTCACCACCGGCATTACGTTCAAACTCGCACTCTTGCACCTGATTATTAACTAATATGTTTGACGCGTTTTCATACTGCATTTCATAGTCTGCCGTATTATCGCACACGCAATCAACGCAGTAATAGTCCTCGCCATATTTTTGCAGTATTGGCATAACAAAATAGTCTGTGCCTTTTCCTTTTGTATCGCATTGAGCTGTGATAATTTCCGGCTCGCCATGTGGCAGATTGAAGTATCTGCGGATTTTATCATCGGGAAACAATAGTCCCTCACGCTCGATAGGCTCCTGTTTATACAGACATCGGTAAGAGATTTCGTCCATGAGTAATTGTTGGTCTGCAAAAAACTCTTTCGTAAAACCTCCATACTCATAATCAAAATTGCTTTCTCCTGTCACCGGGTCTACATCGGGAACCGATATTGTTTTAACTCTCGGATTTCCAATATACATATTTTGAATACGCCCGATAACATCATGTACGCTCCAACGAGTGGCAATATGTATCTCTTTACACGGCTTTCCGTCCGTGTCTTGCGTCTTACGTTGTCTTGCGTCTACTGCGTATTTATCCCACAATTTGTCGAGTATTACAGGATTTAAGGCTTCTTCAATTCCACCTATCATATCATCAACTAGCAAAAATTTACTTGCACGGACTTTTCCGGCATTCTTACTTCCAACAGAAGTACATTGTACTGACGGAAAAGGCTTGTATTTGCCAATATTGAATTGCTCCATTTTGGCATTCGTGCTTGTAACTGATAGATTAGGGAAAATGTCATGCCATGCATAATCATCATCATTTGTAACAATGTCGTATACTCCATCGTAGTACATTCGTGTAATATCGCCACTGTGTGAATAAAATAGGCTGTAGTCTTTTGGAAACCAACCGGCAACTGCCGAATGAAAAAATTTCTCAATCGTACTCTTTCCAGCTCCAGGCACTAGGCTCACACACAATATGTCGTATTTATCATCAATCATGCCTTGCAATGCGTCCACAAGTCCAATTTTGATTAGTTGTTTCCTACGTGGCATATAAAACCGGTCTTTAGGCTCACGCTTCTTCTCTATATACTGAAAATAGCTGTCAACTATTTTGTTTTGAGCTTCAAGCAACAAAACCTCATATTTTTTGTTTATCAGCTCATATGTGGTTTTGTGGTCAAATGCGTATTTTTCCAAATCCCATATAGAGCCACCTGTTTTAGCCGTGCAGAATCCCTCTATAAGCTCTTTTGCCCTCTTGGTGAGCTGTAGCCCATACTCAATATCTTTCTCTCCGTTTATGGCTACACTGCAAGCGTCTACATAGGCATTAGTTACCTGTTCATCTATTCCATTTCTTTCTATGTAATTTTCGTAACTATCAACTGTGGAAATAAGGCTCTGACTAGCCATAAGAAAAGCACCTCCACTTTTTCAGCAAAGGTGCTTATAGACCTCTGCCTATAACTGTTTTAGGGTAGCGACTACAATCAATCTGTAGCCGGTAATATGCGTAGTCAGTAGTAAAAGCTAATCTTAGCACACCAATATTGTACGCACCTCTTGATGTTTCGGAAATTATTTAAAGACTATTTTCTTCGTCTTGTTTTAGGCTAACGACTAACTCTACTTGTTAGCCGGTAATATATTTATTCGCATTCTGAAAGTCTGTCTTTTATAAACTGTTCCAATACGCTAAAGCCTTTTGGCTTTTCAATTCCTTTTCTTGCAAGTTCTGCAACTATTGTTTCCATTTCTTCCTTTACTCCTTGATAAGCAATTTTCATTTCAGATTTTATTTCGCCCATTTGATTTCCTTTCATCGCAAACAATAGTCTGCTTCTTCTAATTTATCCGCTATTCTTGTCATTTCAATCTGTGTTCCGTTTTCGTCATTTGTGTATACATTTACACATCTTGCAGATTTGCTCGTTGAATCTCCAAGCGTTATTTCCGTTTTATCATCCTCAAACTTATAACATTTACGCATTTCTTCAATGCAGCTATTCATTTCAGTTATTTTCATAACCTCGTTCCTTTCTCGCACTATTCGCTAATGATTTTGTTTCCTCTAGGGCTTTCATTGCTAAAGCTCTTGAAAACTCCACACTACCTAAAGTTGATTTTGTGTACTCATTAACTGCATCAACAGAAATGCCAACGCCAATAGTTATATCGTGCAATTCAGATGTTTCTATCGGTTTGTCATTTCTACCACCTATTTCGCGCGATTGTGCTTCTCTAAGCGCTTCACTCTCTATTGATTTAATTACTTCTGCCATGCTCATTGTAATACACCTTAAATCCTTTCGCTGCATAATCAGAAACAGCCTTTTTCAGCTCCTCGTTGGTGGAATACGTCTCCTTCAAAAGAATAGCCATGCCTTTTTTGCTGACCGCATAAATTCCAAACGGAACCTGTTTACTTGCAACATGTAAAACAGCTTTTAATTGTTCTGCTTTCATTTCATACACGCTATTTCCAACTGTCAGTTTCACTTCTCATAAACCTCTCAAAATCTTCCCTGCACTTAGGGCATAAGTCAATTTGCTTTGTCTTTGTACAATAGTATTCTTCTAATACAATATTTTCTATGCCGTCTCTACTTATAACCGGTTCTATTTTCCCTTGTTTAATTTCCGTAAATATTTCTTTGAAAGACATAGCCTTTTTTAAATTCACGGTTCTTAGACAAGGGAATATTCGGTCATACCATATTTTAGGCTTTTCTATTTCCGTCCCACACCTATCGCAAGTGCACCATTCTTTTTGATGTTTCATAAAATTCCTCGCTTACAAATCAAGTTTATTCAAATAATCCGTTCCGCTATTTTTAAGTGCCTTGCTAATGCCGTTAATCGTATTAGCCATTGTCTGTTCGACTTCCTTTATCTTCTCAACTCTTCCACCACATTGCAACGATAAGTAGCTTTTCTGCCAATCGCTTGCGTTTACAACTATACTATTGTGAATATCTTTCTGTGTAACCATCATTCCACCGCCTTTTAAGCCAACCCTAGCATACATAAAATATCAAATACTGATATTTCCTCTGTGTCCTCTCTTGTGTGCATAAGAATTTCTTTAAGCTTTTCATTTTCTCTGTTGCTGTATTTATTTCTATCACACATTCTCGAAAAACAATAATATTTGCAATATCCATAGCCTGCCCCAAGTCTGTTGCCGTGAATGCTCTTTCCGACAATATCGTAATATTTTGGAACTTTTAAAATATCGTGTTCTTCATCTAGGGCACATTCCTTTTGCTCTGCTTCTAGCTTTGATTGAAGATATTTCAGAAAGCTTCGTATATCCTGTTCTGATTTTGAAATATATAAAATAGTTTCTTTCATTTCTTCCGCCAGCTTTCTAAGCACCATACATAAACATATTTCCAAAATGGAAATCATTTAGTGCTTTTTCCAATTCGTCTTTGTACCTAAATGGACTTAAAGGGCTTTTTATTTCTTCCCTCAATATAGGTGACATATTGTACATCAAAATGTCTTGTGTAGCACTTGAAAGATTTTGCGGTGGCAAATCCGCCAAAGCGCATAACTCCATCCTTTTATGGTTGCACTTTTCAGATTTAGGGCAACTTTTACATTTTTCTGCTAATTTACTTAAAGGTTCCGCCATTACTACACCAACTTTCTGCCACAGATAGGGCAATAATTAATTGTCATAGTTTCCCAATAATCAGAGTAACTATCGAATGTGCCAATCTGATATGTGTTATCTTCCGCTTGCATAATCCCATCTGATAAGTTTCTGTTTGGAACTAAGCTATAATCATCAGTATTCCATTTTGTAGGATTTTCGCAAAAACTCGCACATGCCTCTTATTTCTCCTTTGCCTTAAAAAGCGTGTCAGGAAATGGAATGCCTAAAAAATGCATATTTGCGTACTTCCTAAATGTTGGTCTGCTCATGCCGGCCATTTTTGCAGCTTTCGATTGTGAACATCTGCCGCATGCGTATTCCGTCAATGCTTCTTGGAATAGTTTGGCATTTCGCGTCTTAACTCCCTTTGCCATATTTATGCCTCCGCTTGATATTATTTATGTATGCCTGTGATACATACTCCGCTTGATTGGTAAAAACAACAAACAGGCACAGCGGAAGTGCTTTTCGCTCCGTCAAGCTAGTTTGTTGTAATCGGATAGACAGGACTCGAACCTGTGACTCCCTCCGCTACCATTGCCGCAGTGGGTTTCTCCCAACTGAACTACTATCCGAAAAAGGCAAGATACACTCCATCAAAAGGTTTCCCAAAACACATTACAGAATTTTGAAGTGTCTCACCCCATTGCTTTCAGTCGCGCGTACCTAATAGCAACTTGTTTTTGTGTGTTTTCTTTTATTTTTCCGAAACTGCTATATTGCAGACCATCAGCGTTACGCAACCGCTATTCAAGATATAACAGCTCGCACTAAACCGACGTATGATTGATGTGGTGTGGATTTGAACCACACATGAAAGACTTACTTTCTCATAATGTCCCCTGAGAAATACTTTCTCTGTATTGCGTTTTGCAATAGACATTTCATAGCGTTTACCCATTCCGCCACACATCAACAATCGGCAAGGTTGGGAATCGAACCCACGACCAATCAGCTAATAGCCGACTGCTCTACCACTGAGCTACATGCCGATAATGAGGGTGAGGTCTAAGGAGTGGCAACACCCTCCGGAGATATAAATTTGTATGTGCTGTAGGAAAAGAACTAACGAAACCTACAGCAAAGGACATGTGAGGGATTGCACCTCACCTATGACTCACTAATTTGAGTTGCCCTAGTTTAACAATTAAAGGGGGTATATATGTCTACTCTGCCTATTACAGATGTCTTTACGACAGGTTGATTTTCACACTCGTGTATCGTGGGATTATACACGATTAAACCCTCACGAGCCTTGTGGCGGCTCTTAACAGCTTTCCACTATGAGGGCGAAAGGAACTACTAAGTCCAATGTCGGGGAACCAAGTAAACCCCGAACAGGGCATGTTGGATTTGAACCAACGAATACAGCAGTCAAAGTGCTGCGCCTTACCGCTTGGCGAATGCCCTATATTTACTGCCACATGAAAGCTATGGCAAGTATTTGACCGAACATTATAGCAATGCTAATGAGTCTTGTGGTAACTGTCTCTTTTTCGTTCAATGCAGCACTTGTCATTCCAAGCGCAATTAATGCCAGCCATACTGTTGTTGCAATTTTTAGTACAAACATGATTTACACCTCAAAATCTAATTATCCTTAAAGCCCTCTATCAGTGACTCGGTTATGGTAGCCAAGATTAGAAACACTACCGAGATAAGCAATCCGTGTCCGTCAGATAAGAGTACTGCACGAATTGTGCAAAGCATCATCAGCCACAGGAAAACATTTTTAATCAACACCGGAAGTTCCTTATCCACGAATTTTCCAAATACTTTCCATCTGCGCCTAGATTTAAGCTCGCGAGCCTTAATTATGTACCATGCAGCCTTGCTCATATCCTCAACTACAGAATCTTTATGCCCGGCACGATATTTATACTTGTATGCAGTAATCTCACACCATTTAGCCACGTCCTTAAGCCCGTAAATGTCAATCATTTCATCAATGCACTCTTTACGATTAGGCAAGTTGTAGTGGCTAGGGTGGTTTACCATATCGGAATTAATTTTGCTAGACTCAAATCCTGTTAATTTCATCACTGTTAGCTCCTTTACTGTTATATATTATATATAACTGATATATTATCGTAATTGTATGTATATATATTATTATTGTGTATGTTGTTTAATTAATATATAACTTATGTTATGATAATAAATACCGCTTGGTGTGATTAAGGTATGAGTAAAGGCCTTTTTGTTTTGGCGGATATTTTGGGGGCTAAGTGGGGCAGTTTGTCGCTTTTTATGTACACCCCCAGGGCGCCCAATGCGTGCGCCGTTCAGCTCTCAAACATCAAGCATTTTAAATTGTATCTATTGCATATACAATTTATTTCTATGCTTTCAACTCTTCGCTAAACAACTGTTTTGCGAATAGTTGTAATAATTCAATAGTCCTCAAAGCCTTATAAATCAAAGGTTTAGAATTGTGTGTATTGTATATACAATTACTTGGCATTATCAACCATGTTACCGCTTGTTAATGCTTTAATATTCTGACTATTTTCCCCGCCTAATTGTGGTAATTGGTCCACTGTGAGTGCTTGCTTTTGTCTATTACTATCTGCCGTGTATGGGCTCGCCCATCCAAACTGACGATTGAGTACTGCTATCACTCCGACAGGGTTCTTGCTACCAGTGACGAGCTTATCAGAAAGACTTTCTTCCCTGTATTTTGCAAGTTTTTTGTATATATCCGAAGCCACCGAGCTTAATTTATTGCCATCACGCCAGTTATATATAATACTATCCGGAATACCTGTTAACGTAGTATAACCAATAACAGATACTTCTTTATCGTATCTCATGCATAGATCATATATATATATATTTAATACATCCATGCATTTATCATAATCATAACTATTGCAATTACTAGGTATTTTATTGCTGTTTAAATTATAATTTACTGTACTCTTTAATACTCCACCTTTAAACACATTTTTATAAATAAAATAAAGAGCACTATTCCAAACTGCTTGGCTCTCTTTTTTCATGTCTTCAATGCCGTTTTCTTCGCAGAAAATACTAAGTTGTGCCATGATCTCATTGTCGTAGATTTCAATGTCTTGTTGATTCGCTGCCATTTTCTGCACCTCCTTAAATCTTTAAAAAAATAAAAGCCTGTACACTCTAGCAACTTTTAATTACTAAAGTCATACAGGCTAACCGGCATCCGCATACACACTCGTGCTTGGTAATAACACATTCTGTGCTTAAATTGTTGTTATTAAAATACACCTTTTACTATATTTTGTCAAATAGATTTTAAAATAACTATTGACTGTATATATTAAGCTAAATATATTTAATCAAGTATTATATATATTTATATATTATATATTATATTTTCTTGTTTAATATAAATAAATAAAAATAAAGGGGTTAATATAATAATATACACATCTATAAAGCCGTAAGGCTTTATTAATATATATACTATACTTACCTTACCTTACCTATACTACGGATACATTTTGTATACAGACCTGTATACATGATGTATACATGATGTATACATTTCGGATACAATTATCAATTTCCTTGTTTATTTTTCCGCTCTATAAGTTTTAAAGTTGCAAAAAATCATGATGTTATCATTAATTTTTTCACTCATTGTATATCTCCTTTCAAACTTCCATCTTAATTCTCTTCGCAATCCTCTATTCTCCAATTGGGCCTCATTCCTTGAGCTTCCCACACAAGATAATCTTTCATATCGTCAATATCTTCAATTTCCGCCCATTTGTCATGTTCCTCTTCAAACTCTGCGTTTGGTTCAAACCACGCTTTGACCTCTTCAAAGGTCTTTGGCTTACTATATTCGGCTCTGTTGTCTGCGTCAACTATTCTGTATTTCATATTCTTTATACCTCCATTTATTGCTTCAATTTGCCTTTCGTGCTTCTTTTTATATTTCTTCAATCTTGCCCATTCTTGAAGTCTCAAAAACCCCATCTGATAACTGTCCTTCAAGTTCTTTTTCACATTCTTCGGGCGTGTTTCTTGTGATTCTGATGATGCTGTATTCATTTGTTCCCGTCTTGTCAGCGTTTTCAACTTCTATGATTCGCGTACCTCTCTCGTCCGAAAAATCATATTTATACGAATCACAAAAACTTTCTCTCTGTCTGTGACCTACTTCGCCGTAAACTTTCCATGTCCTTGTTACCATCTTATCTACCTTTCAGCTTTTCGGCTGTCCTTTCTTTGTTCTGTAATTATAATATCACAATTCTATGCATTTGTCAACACTAATATTAGTGCTAAAAATATTTTATTTTTTCGTCATCCGTTGGGGCAATTTCTATTATATCACTAGGCTGCAGCCTTAATATAATACATATAGTGTTTAAAGTATCTAGTGTTATACTTTTGCCGTTCCTTATATTAGACATGGTTGCTTGGCTCAATATTTTCTCTTTTCTTATTCTAGTACTTGTGTAGCCTCTGTTAGATAGCTCTTTGAGTACATCAATTTTGTATTTAATCAATGTTTTTCAATCCTCTTTTCTATATTATATTTTTATTCTCTTATGATACTTTAAAACGTTTTTAAAGTCAACTAATAAAAATATTTTATTTTCACTAATTTCAGTGTTGACATACACCAATATTAGTGCTATTATAATATCAAGTTAATAAGCAATTGATTTTTTAAAGGCAAAATGATACACTATTAGTAATTTCTACTAGTGTAGATTAAAAAATCTCTTTGCTAATTAAACTTATTTTAAAAACGGAGGGATATATGATGAAATTTGTTGAATTATCAGAGAAAGAAAGAAAAGCAGTAAAAGAAGCATTGGAATACATAGGCTACTTTGACGTAGCAGAAAGCCCAGAAATGCTCCAAGAATGGCTTGATGATGGAACTATAAGCATTGGCACTGGCAGAAGCGGACGCGATGCCGTGTGGATTATTACAGAGTCACACGAGTCGGCAGTCTATATTGATACGCTGGAGCCTTTAAGCCAGGAAGAAATTACAAAAGAATTTCTTTAAAAAGGGGGAAAAATGCAAAAAGTTAAAAAAGCAGCCGCACAGCTAGACAGCCGGGCGGCTGTCTCTGTATTAAATAATTTAAAAAATAATCAAATTGTGGTTGAAAACTACGATATTTTTTGCGAGCTTTACGAAAAAGCAATTGCTTGCAAGGACTGTAGCCTTGCGCCGCTTTTCTCTGACGGCTCACTCATTGTGAAACAGAAAATTAATGATGATTGTATTGACCTTATAATTAATTTTTCCGTGAATTTCACCGAAAAAGGCTCTGTTTTGGCAGATTTAGAATGCTTAAGGCTAGATTTTTTTGCCCAAAATGGATTTAGTGAAGATAACACAGCGCCGACGATTAAAGCAATTGAAAATAGGCAACAGCAATTTAGATATATCGGTAAAATAAAAATTGAATATAGTTTGGAATTAGATAATATCATAGAATGGGAAAACTCTTTGACTAGTGTTTTAGTGCGTCGCGGATATGCGGATCCAATTGAATACCTAAATGCACAAAGCGACGTTGAAGAGATTCGCGCTAACCTAAAGGCTTGTATAGATCTATTTAAAGGGGTGTTGATTTGCGCGGATTATCTGCTTAAGCACCCGGAAGAGAAGCACAAAGAAAGACACACAAGAAGCCACAATGGGAACAATCCAAGCACCAAAAGTTTTCAAAAGCAGACTGATAGTGTTCAGGTTATTTCTTTGAATTCTTTACGATTTAAAACAGCTAATAAAAAAATAGCAAATGTGCTAAAAAGCAAAAAAATCCACCGAATAGCAGAAGGCTGGAGCGTCCGGGGACATTACAGGCATTATAAGAGCGGGAAAGTAATTTTTATTGAAAGCTTTGAAAAAGGTAAAAACCGCAGTCAAGCATCACAGAAAAAAACAAAATATCAGCTTTAGAGCAGTAAAGTGCCTGTCTTTTCACAAGCACTCTTCCGCTCTTTGAACTGCTTGAGCGTGAGCGCATTCCCTTGGTGGCCGCGCTCATTTTTATATCTCCGATAAAAAATAACGTTTCTTTGTTACGACATAACTATAACATTTTGTGCCTTGTATGTAAATAGTTTTTTGTGCCTTATTTTAATATTTTTTCTTCACGCTCTAATTTTTCGGCTACCGCTAGTTTGATAAAATCGTTAGCGCTGTATTTTAGGGCTTTAATTCTGTCTTTTGTGCCTTTAGCAAAGCGACAGTTTACGCGCTCAAATTTATCATCATACTTATAGTTGGCTTTTCTGCGCGCTTCTGTGGTCTTATATTCCATATGTTTTGCACCTCTTTCCTTTATATAGTTACATTCATTATATATTTTTGTGCCTTGTAAGTCAAGTAATAATAATTGCTTCTATATAATAACGTTTTAAATATTTTTATGCCTTGTATATATTGCATAATAGTTTTACTTTTTTGTGCCTTACATTTTGTATATTTTGTCTATTGTTTTGTGCCTTACATTTTGATATACTTTAGTCAAGTCGAAAGGCAAGGAACAAAATAAAAAGCCTGTCGCAGAGCTGACAACAAAACGACAGGCGCCAAACAAAATAATATGAAAGGCGCGTATATTATAACATACGTAGGAAAAGGTGTAAACCATGAGAAAATTAAATTGTAAAGAAGTAAATGAGGCATTAAAAAAGGAAATTATGGACAGTTACGAGAGCGCAGAAGAATATTACACATATGACGGCGCAGAGATGAAAACAGAATATAACGACATCTGCAAGGACATTTTAGAGATGTTTGAGCGCGAAAACTTCAATGATGATTTGAGATACAAGGCCGGTAGAATAAGCAAGCAAGACTTATTTGTTGAATGGATGAGCGGGCTTCCTAGTTCTTTTCCGGTTTCGTGTGATATTTTCCTCGGCTCTGCTACTGGATGGTTAGGAAATATCCTAGATGAGACAGAGACAGAAAAACAGAAATACAGTGATAGCAAAGCAGAACGTACCTCTTGCCTGATATTATACAGAGAACTAAACAAGCACGCGCAAAAAGCAAATTAAGGGGGTAACGTATGCAAACTATAAAAATAAAAACGTACGACGGCAAAAATATCTTTATAGAGCAAGCTATCAACTCAAAAAATGATGTTTTAAAAGTTATTGAGACTTTAAAAAAATATATATCGGGCCTCCGCTCTGATTTGATGAATGAGAGATTGATATATCAGAGAGAAAGCAGAGAAATAGAACTTATAAACGCAATAAATTATTATGATTCAATTGTGGAGTCCTTGAATAAAAAAGCAAACTAGAGGGGGTACAAACCATGCAAGTAATAAAATTAAATGATGATATATATAGCACTTTTATTATATACACCGCGAGCGAGTGGAAAAAAGAAGTATATAAGAGCCATGATATATATGACAAAACTATTAGAGTTAATTTAATAACCGGCAAGCGTGGCACAACTTTAATATTTGAAAATAAGCACTTTTTAGTCGTTTCTGATAATGCAATTTTAAAAAAATATGCAATTTGGCGCAATCATAAAGTTATTGGATATTGTGAGCTGGACGAAAAGACCGCCCAAAAAGCTAACAAGGCAAATAATTCTGTTTTTTGGTTTGGATTCGACAAAACAACGAACCCGGAAAAATATAAAGAGGTGTAAATATATGAGATATAAAATCGAAAAAATAGCAAAAAGAAATAATTTAGGCTATAGCATTGTAAAATTCGATGGGGGTTTCAAGGGCTATGAATTTAGCGTCAATAGTTACAACGAAAAAGCTTTTTTAAAATCTCTTTTCAGGGCAAAAGATTTATATATAAGGGGTAATCCATATAGTTATTATTTTACTGTGATGTACTTAGATGACTATTTGAGTCTCAAAAAGTTCGATAAAATGGTTTTTAGACTTGTAGATATGTTTAATCAGGCATTGCACGACGGCAAGACAGCAACGGAAGCCAAAAACATACAATTACATTTTTGCGCGTTGTGCCCGGAATATTTCCCAGCATATGAAAATATTTACAATGAAATAGCATGGATTTAGGGGGGGCGCAACTATGAGAGATTTAATCGAGATTTTAAAGGCTTTCGGGCTTTTCGCGTCATGCCTTGTGATTGGGTATGGCGGATTGTTTTTATTTTTTTATTAAATAGCTAATATCGAGGGATTTTTAGCCGGTTCGATTCCGACTATTAGCTTTATATATAAGGCTTTTCAGGCTTTATATTAATTAATTCAATATTTTTTATAGGTGCTTTTATACGGCTTTACGGCTGTATATATTGCACTCCGTCCGCGCGTCCGGTAAATAATCGCGTCAAGAGGTCTTATAAATGCCTTTATATTTATATCAGGCTCAAGAGGTGCAACGCCTGAAAAAATAATTGTGCGCCCTTATAGGTGCTTTGCGTTATACACCTAATAAAAACAGATTAACGCACGACAGACCGCGAAAAGGTCAAAAAACAGCTTATAGACCATGCACGAATAGAAAAGAGGGTTGATGGATGAACGATAACGAACTAACCACGCTTGACGCTGTAGAAATGGAAATAAAAGCACGCTACAATGGAAAATATACGAGCGCGCCGGAATATCAGGCAAGCGAGCGAGAGACACGCAAAGCGATAACAGATATTTTTAGAGCTGTCGCGGATTGCGGAACGTGCGACGATGTTACCGCGCTTATAAGTGGCAAGGAATATCGCCGGGCGGCCTTTAATAACTATCTAAACCATAAAAACTATATAAGCCCAATAATTAAGGCTTGTTATAGATAGGGGGCGTATTATGTCAAAATATGAGTATCTAGGAAAAAAGGAAATATATAGGCGCGTTCAGGCACTAGGCTACGAGGCGCCAAAAATAAACGAATTTAATTATATCAAGTATGATTGTATAGAATGGATGGAGTCGCGCGAGTTAAAAATTACAGTTCAAAGGTGCGGAGAGTGGTTGCAAGTTGTCGAAAAGTGCGCACACGCTCGCCCGGTCACATTATTTTGCGACTATGTAGCCGGAAAATATGTCACGCGCTACCACTAGGGATATTTTTATACCCCTTTTTGTCGTGCCTAAAATCGAGTGTACAGCCGTTGGAGCTGTCGCAAGTTATCCGGCTATAAGTCCGGGTGCTATCGTACATTGACAAATTAACAAAATCAATATATGATATTATGATATACACATTTAAAGCCGTGTATTTGACATTTTAAGGGCTTTAAAACGTATCAGCGTGGATTTTATCGAGTGCGCTAAAATAAACCGTAAAACAAGCCGTTTGCAATGCCTTATAGCATTGCTGTAGAGGTTCAAGCCGTCAAGCCGTGCCGGGTACGAGTTGTTGCAAGTCAGGCGCACCAACTCATTGAAAATGTTTGAATTTTCAGAAAACTTTACTCGATTAAAGCACGGTGCGAGTTCTTTGCAAGTTCTCGACAAGTTTTTGTAAAATTTTGCGAACGGATTTTTGAAATCAAAAAATCAAAAGGTACGGGGGTACTTTTTTCATCCTAAAATTTTTAGGATTTTGAATTTTGAATTGCCAAAAAATAAATGCTCTTAGCGCTGTAGTCACTCTCTCCTAGTTCTTCAATCAATTTTTGCCGTGTCATTTCCGGATTAGTCCGGTGTATGTATTCTAATAATCTGTCTATTTTATCCATAGTATCTATCACTCCTAGCTGCTCCAAGTATCATGTCAACAATATCAAATACTTCATCCCCATATGTTGCTACAAAGTCACACAATATCTCTTCCTGTTCGATAGGCAAATACACATCATAGGACATACAGATTGCGTGACATACTTCGTGTATCAGCACTTTGCGCTGCATAAACCCACGCAAGGCATTTGACAGATATATTGTATGTGTGTTTCTGTCAGTTACACCTAAGCTAATTGTGTTGTCTGACCGCCTTAATTCACTTGAATTTGAATTTTTATATTGTATGTGCCAAATTGTACCATTGATTGTAAAAAACATCTGTATACCCCCTTTAAATTAAAAATAGCCACTAACCTTATATTGGCTAGTGGCGTTTTGCGTAATTTTTACTCAAATGTATTTTTCTAAGTTATCAAGATAAATCTCGGCAAGTGATGATAAATCCGAAAAATAATCAATCATATCCATGGGATATTGTGGCTTATATCCGTTTTCTACCTCGTATATTTCCTCTGCCGCTGATAAATCAAACTCCTCTCCTACTCGTATTAAAATGTTGTGATATAAGAAAGAAATTGACACATTTCTAGCTTTACACAGTTTATGTATTCTCCTTTTATTTCTTTCATAAAAGCTAGGATTCCTTGGTATAGGAGTGCCACTTGTACGATAAGGCGATTTTGAAGTTATTTGTTTTTTAACATTGTTTTGTCTTTTAGAAAAATAAACATTGACTAATTGTCTTTGCACTTGCCATGACAAATCATCTGTAAATGCCTTAACTATCATTAAATAACCGCTTTCTGTCAAAACTGTAATTCCTCTTGTTGGTATTGAAATATTGCTAAGGTACGTTTCGTGTACCTTTGAATTTTCTCTTGACGAAAGAACAAAATAATCTATTCCGTCAATAAAATGTTTTTTATTCCTGCGAAAAGCATTTTTTGCTGTTCCGTTAGGTCTTTTATGTACAGTGTCAATATCCTTAAAAGTAACAACTCTCTGTCCGTTATACTCACGGATTGCAAGCTCTGTGTCCTCAATTTTTACAAGCTCTGCCATATTAATTTCCCCATTTCTGTAAAAACAAACTTACAAATGTTACGAGATACTCAAGCGTTCCGCTGTTTGATATTCCGTCAATCATTTTATGTAGCGACATTCTGTTTTCTTCCATTATTTAGCACCGCCTTTCTGGTGCTGTGCAACACTTGATGTAAATGTGTAAATACAGCTTAAGACTTCTAATTTGTCTATGTCTTGTAAAAGCTCACATATCCTTTCTCTTTCTACCTGTGCATATTCTTCTCTTTTACTCATATTGTTTTCCTCCAAAAATTCTTGATATTTTGATAGAATAGATTTATCAATCTCTCTCGGATTGGTGCTATAAAAGCAACTGTTACTTGTCTAGGGTCTCGGTTGCTTTTATTTCGTTATAAACCTTTTCTAATCCTTTCATGACCACTTCATATTGTGTCATTCCAGTTTTTTCACAACAATAAAGAAGTTTTTCCCTATCTTCTTTTGTGGCTCTGATTTTAATTATGTCATTTTTAGGATTATCTGTAGGTCTGCCTGTTCTCGGTGGCATTATTATCACTCCCTTCTTTTGAGTACACATAAATCATAATATATGGGTGCACAAAAGTCAAGTACTTTAAAAACATTTTTATTTGATTTTGTATAGCTTTTCTCCTACATAAGCAGTATAATTATGAAAAAAAGAAAGGAATTATCGAAATGGATAACAAAAAGGAAATGAAAAATTGCAAGTACTGTATGGCAGAGATACCAAAAAAATCTAAAATCTGCCCTAACTGCAAAAAGAAACAGGGTGGCAATGCCAAATTTATCATCTTGGGGATATTGGTATTTTTGATTCTTGCTTGCGCAATTGGGGGTAAAGGAAATTCCACAGACACAAGCAAAGATGAGAGCGTTAAAAAACCTCTCAGGAAAACACCTCAAGTCAGGAAACAGAGGTAGAGGACGAAAGCGTAGACAACGTATTCAATGTCGGCGATGTTGCAGAGACAAAGGATTTGAAAATTACATTTGTTTCCTCTGGGGAATATACTAGCGACAACCAGTTTGTACAGCCAAAAGATGGCTTTAAATACTGGGAATTTGAATTTAAGTTTGAAAACATATCGGATTCCGACCAAGCAGTATCTACAATGATGGATTGGGAATGCTACGCTGACAATTCTAAATGCGACCAGGAATGGATAGGCGATAACAGCGGACTTGATGGTGCAATATCTTCTGGAAGAGAGACACAGGGTACTGTATATTTTCAAGTACCAGAGGACGCAACCGATATAGAGCTTGAATATAATATAAATTTCTTGAATGAGAATAAAATCATATTTGTAGGAAAATAGAAACTGGAAGTGATTGTCAATACTGGCGGTCACTTCTTTTTTATTAGGTTTTAAGCTCTTTTATTTAATCCACAAGCCACTAGCCAATATTCAGTTATCAATGTGCGAAAATAGGCTATGAATATTGCTATCCATAGCCTTTAAATTTACAGCTTAGAAACAAGTGTACTAAGTTTGGTACGCATAAGATTACGTTCTTCTGCTGTCATATCGCCAATGAGCTGTGTAATATCACCGCCAAGCTCTTTGATGTAGCCGTCAAGGGCTTTCATCTTATGTTCCTTATCCTCTGGCGTGTTGTTTTTATGCATTTCCTTAGTCTCTGTATAGTTTCTCTTTGCCCTGTCATAGCCGCTTTCAATCGTATGTGATGAGTTATTGTCTGATACAACAGGCTCGGTATAATACATTCGCCCCACGCCTTTGTCCATGTCGCGCATATACTCCATGTCGTTGTAATTTACCGGCATGTGATAATAAGGTGGTTCCTCATATCCTCTGCGTATTCCATGACCTTTTGGGGCAAATCTGCCATTCGCATAGCGATAGTAGTCGTAGTATCTTCTGTCCGGATAATCTTCGTACTGTTCGAGCATACGCATAATATCCTCATTATCTTCTGACTTTTCCATAGCTTCAACAATTCTGTAATCTTTGTCAAAGCAAGCTATGTTCTTCGCTATTTCTGTAAAATCCTTTAAATCGTCAAGGTTTTGCCCCTCAAAATTGTCAATTCCAATTCCGTCAACTTTAGCCTTGACGCATTCCATTATCTGTTTAGCCCATTTATGCATATCATCAAGCCTCCCTTACTGCAATTAAGTTACTATTCTGTACTTCAATAGCTTGTGCTGATGTATTCTGAACCGCTACAGTACTGCAACAGTTACAAGGTACATCAACGTAGGCTTGCGCCGAAACGTTAAATAAATTTTCGACTGCTGCCGGAGTAACTATCATCTTTGTAGACTGTAAAGGCTCTCCGTCTACTGCAATGGCAAGTGAAATGGCTTCTACTGTGCCGCCTGTAGGTATCTGAATATTGCCGGAATACGATACTAAAAATCTAGCCTTGCACTGATTTGTGATACCTCTTAACTTGATAATTCCACTTCCGGTCCTGTGCATGATACATTTTGTTCCGTTTACGGCTGTCTCTGTAAATGTCACATCTTCTCCGGCCGAAACAGTCTGTAATGCAATTCCTGTTATTTCCATTATTTTTACCTCTCTTTCACAAAATAAGGGCAAACATTATAGTCTGCCCTTTATCTTCCCAACATTTGTGTCGGTAACATCAAGTAATACTGTTTAGCAGACATAATCTCAACTAACTCTCGACTAAACTTGGACTAATCCTCGACTAAAAATGGTTTTTAATCGGTTTAGATTGAGTTAAACTCAATTAAGATACTCAATTATTCAGTTGTCTAGCATCCACAACCTGTATTACATCCACATCCGTAAGCATATCCGTAAAGGTTGCTTGCCGGGAACGACGGAACCGGTGTAGGTCTTACTGCATCAATGATCTGATTTGTCTGTGCTGCCATTGTGGTAGTCAAAAGTGCGTTCTGTCTATCCTGTGAAGCAGCTCTGCGTAAATCATTATTCTCTGCCTGTAATGTAGCTATCTTGTCATTAGTCAGGAAATCAAGGATAGCTCTCGTTCCTGCCTGCTGGCTGTCAATAATATCTCTTGTATTATTGTTCATTGTGTTCTGCAAAGCGCAGGTGCTGGTTGCCATATTGTAGTTTACGCCCTGAATGGCTTCTCTTGTCTCACAGCAACAGTTAGCAAGCTGTGACTGTAAAGCGTTTGTATTCTGCATATTAGCGACTGTATCAGCGCTGATAGCCTGTTGGATGCCAAAGCCTGTCTGCATGATATTTGTGTTAATACCGTTAAAGCCTGTGAGCATACTGTTGTTCATGGCATAAAAGCCATCGCATAAGCCATTTGAGATACCATCAAGTTTTGAGATAACCGCCTGGTTGTCAAACCCTCTCTGAATTTCACTGCCGACACCGCCATTCATTCCGTTTCCTCCGAATCCGTTACCGAATCCACCCCATCCGAAGATAGCAAAGATAACGATAATAAACCATAACCATGAGCCTTCTGCGCCCCATCCGTTGTTATTTCCATTTCCGTCAATGTTCGCAACGAGTGGAACGGATGCACAATTACCTGTGTTAAACATAGAATTTACCTCCATAATTCATTTTTATATACATAATCTTGCAAGAATTAGTATCACATTCCTAATTGGCTTTTAAACGACTCAAAAGCCTTATCTGCGTCAATCCCCTTTTCTTTGCACAAATTCCTAGCCATCTGTTCGATGCCCTTGGAATCTCCCTTTTGAGCCATCTGCATAGCATTTCTAGCCATTGGATTGCTCATTACACTGTTATTCCCCACTATTTGTTGTAAAAACTGCTGTGGGTTTCTCATGCCTTGTAACATCTGCATAGGATTCATTAAGACTCACTCTCCTTTTGCGTTCTTGAAGCTCTTCTCTGTGCTCCTAAAGATTTGTCAAATCTATTCTCTAACTGCCCTATCTTCTCCGATAACTCTTCAAACTTATTCAGAAATAGCTGTGTGCTTTCGTCTGATAGGGTAAATTTAGCATTTTCTGTATTAACCATAGAATTTACTGTCTGATTATCTTTAGGGGCTGTATAAGGCTTATACACAATCGTGTTGATAGTTCCGTCAGCGTTCCAACCCTTAACATATATCTCCGACATATCCTGCTTCGGGAAAAATGCCATTGAGCCATCCATAGGAACCTCGTTAGCGTTGATATTTTCAACTGCTTGTACTATTCTTCCGTTAATGCCTGCTATCTGCTGTGGCATAGGCTGCTGATTCATCTGCATAGGCTGCTGTTGTAAGCTCTGCTGATAATTCTGCAAAAAGTTCATTCTATCCATATACGGATTTTGAGATTGCACATAAGGATTATTCATCATAGGTGCCTGATAAGGATTGTTCATTGTCTGCCTCCTCTAAAACTTCCTCTATTGCTTTAATGACAAGAGATAATGTCATTAGGTCGATTTTTTGTAACTCACTTTTTGTAAATATTTTTTCTCTTACACTATCGTCAAACATAACATCATCTCCTTATGCCTAAATTGTGGCATAAAAAAAGAGAAGAGCATTTCCATGTTCTTCTCATATTTGTGTCATATAATGGCTTTTCTATATACAATTTTTACTACACACTTTTTGGGGTGGTTATTACACAGTTACTACACACTTTTTGTATTAAAATACATTAAAATACATAGAATTTTATATTTTTTACGATTTTACGAAAACCTCGCAGTCCCTTTATTTTCCTAGGATTGCGCCATTATTTACGAAATCGTATGGCACTCCTTGATATACATAATAATTAAGCCAATTGGAATAAAGTATATTGCCGTGCGACCGCCACTGTAAAAGCGGCTTTTGTGTATCATCATTATCCGGATAGTAGTTCACCGGCATATCTATATCAAGCCCCTTTTTCTTATCCCTCTCGTACTCATTGTGAAGAGTATATCTGTCATACTCAGGATGTCCCATCACAAAAATCTTTTTACCATCCTGATCCATCAGAAGGAATACTCCGGCATCATCCGACTCCGCAAGTATGGTAAGCTCCTGATGCTTTAATATATCCTCCTTTAAGACCTCGGTATGCCTTGAGTGTGGTGCGTAAAACACGTCATCGAATCCTCTGACAAGTGGGACTTTTCTGTTCTTTACGTGGTGCGCATACACACCAAACTTCTTCTTTGGAAGCACACGCTTTGGTATGCCGTAGTGATAATACAATCCTGCCTGTGCACCCCAGCACAGATGAAGTGTGGAGAAAGCATGTGTCTTGCTCCACTCCATTATACTGCATATCTCATCCCAGTAGTCTACCTCCTCGTATTCCATAAGCTCAACCGGTGCCCCTGTGATTATCATGCCGTCAAAGTACCTGTCCTTTATATCGTCAAAGGTCTCGTAAAATTTGTTCAGATGACTGAGTGATGTGTGAGTGGCCTCGTGAGTAGATGTGGTCACAAACGTTACATTAACCTGTATAGGGGTATTTGACAGCGAGCGCAGTATCTGAAGCTCTGTGTCCTCCTTTAATGGCATGAGATTTACAATCGCAATCTCCAGCTGTCTGATGTTCTGATGTGATGCCCTGTTTTCGTCCATCACAAATATATTTTCTCTCTCAAGTATTTCCTTTACAGGTAAATCATTTTGTGTCTTTATAGGCATTTTATAACCTCTTTTCTAACGCCCAAACATCTCTATAAATGTATCCTCCGAGATGATAGGTATTCCTAATTCTTTTGCTTTTTTATTTTTTGATGAAGTAGATTCAGTGTCGTTGTTTACCAGATAGTCTGTCTTTTTTGACACGCTTCCTGTCACCTTGCCGCCCTGTGACTCCACATAGGCCTTAAACTCGCTTCTGTTGGCGAAATCATGCACATCGCCTGTGATGACAAAGGTCTTGCCGTTTAAGCTGCCCTCTGACATATCCTTTATATCGACCTGTTCTATGTCAAGCTCCTTAATCAGTGCTTCAAACATCGCGCTGTTTTTGGAATTTGCATACCATTCAAGTATGGAGCCTGATTTTTCCTGGCCTATACCGTCTATATCCACAAAATCTGTGGCATTTCTCATTCTGTCCGCGAAGCCATCAAAACCTATTGCGTTGACAATCTTCTTGCCTGCATCGGTACCTATAAGAGGTATACAGAGTGCAAATATCAGATTGACCGGGTGGACATGTCTGCTTTTTTCGATGGCAGTCTGCATATTCATGCATGATTTTTCTCCAAAGCCCTCCATGCTGCTTATCTTATCAAAATGCTCTGGCAGATGGTATATGTCAGGGAACTGTTTTATGAATCCCTCATTTATAAATTTTAGCATTGTCTGTACCGAAAGTCCATCTATATCCATTCCGCTTTTGCTGACAAATCTTGAAAACTTTTTGACATTCTTGGCTGTACAGTCAGGGTTTGTACAATGCAGCGTCTTCACACCGCTGTTTTTACTTACAAATATGCGTGTCGGATGATGACACACCGGACATTCCTTCGGTATCTCAACTGCTCCCACCGCATCCTTTACAGCTATGCATTTCGGAATAATCTTGTTGGCTTTTATCACGGAAAGTGTACACTCTTTTCCCACTCCAAGCCTTTCTATCTCAGTCAGATTGCAAAGCGAAGCTCTCGAAACCGTCGTACCCTCTATCTGCACCGGCTCAAAAACAGCCACCGGCGATATTGTCGAAACCGCACACGACCACTCAATATAGCGAAGCCTCGTATCTACTGCCTCATCCTGCCACTTGAAAGCAAAGCCGGCTCTCGTAGCATGATGTCCCGTGATGCTTCCACCTGCAGCGTAGGCAGTGTCATCATAGCATATGACAAGTCCGTCCACAGGCACATCCATCCTGCCACTCTCGACATCCCTTGTCCAGCGTTTTACAGCCTCCTCAAGGCCTGCCGCATCAGTTGCCTCCCTTTTGACAACATTGAATTTCATATCACTAAGATAGCTCATTCTGTCACCCCATGATATGATATCATCATCTATATGCACGAGTGTAAACGCATAAAACACTACATGTCTGCGCTTCACTTCTTCCACATCATCGAGATTTAATGTACCGGAGGCAAGATTCCTTGGATTGGCATATTTCTCATCATCGTCCTCGATTGTATCATTTAACAGCTTAAAATCCGTGTAGGAAATTGTCGCTTCCCCTCTTACAACCATATGCCCCTTGTATGGTATCTCCTTTGGGAAGCCGCTTATGGCATCCTGCAAAAATGTGATGTTACTTCCTACAGTTCCATTTCCTCTCGTCAGTATTTTCACAAGTCTGCCACCGTCATATGTGAGCACGAGTGTCAGTCCGTCAAGCTTCCATGAAAGCCAGATTGGCATATCGCCTGCCCATTTCTTAAGCTCCTCAATGCTCTTTGTCTTTGCAAGTGAAAGCGCCGGATACTCATGCGGCTCACGATTTCCTGCCTCTGCCTCATAGCCTGCATTATGTGTCGGGCTGTCCGGACGGATATATCCTGTTTTTTCCTCAAGCTGTGTAAGTTCATCAAACAGTGCATCCCACTCGTAGTTTGACATTATTTCATCTGCGCCGTTGTAGTAAGCCCTGGACGCGCGGTTAAGACTTTCAACAAGCTCATCTATCTTATCTTTTATTTTGTTATTCTCCAT